TCTATGGTGGTTAGTTATCTTCTGTTATTATAGGCTGTTTTCTATTCTTTCCAGTGCCTATATTTCCCGCATTTCCTTGGTTCCCGTTGGCTTCTGGGTGCTCTTGTTACTTAGGTGTTACTTCGGTGTTACTTTCTGGCTCCACCAAACCCAGCTCCACAAGGTAGCGGTTCACGGCCTCGTTGATAAAGTCGCTGCGGCTCATGCGGCCGCTTTCAACGTTCTTTTCGCGGTCGTCAATGTAGTTGTCGATAATGTCCAGGGTGCCGGTGGGAAGGTGTACCGTGGTCGGCACCCTCCGGCTGGCTCCCTTCATAGGCCTTCCGTATGGCATTTTATTCCCTCCTGTTACTTGCTGCGGTGGCTCTCTGCTGCTGCTGCCAGAATATCAAGATCTTGCCGCAGCCCAGGGGCCAAGGCATCCACCCAGCGCGCCGGAATGGCCGAGAAGCCAAACCAGGCGCCCGCCAGGCCGCCGGTAATAGCCGCATTGGTGTCGGCATCGCCGCCCAGGTTTGCGGCCGCGCAGACGGCTTCCTCGAAGGTCTGGGCGTGTGCAAGGCAGCTCACGGCGGTGCACATACTGTCCGCCACATAGCCGCCCGCTGCATACGTCGCGGGCTTCTCCACGGACGCGTCGTAGAACGTGCCCTTCAAGCACTCGTGCAGGAAGTCGGCCACGTTGCCGTCCTGGTACTTATTAACCGCTTCTGTAAGTAAATATACCATTCTCGTATACAAAACGCAAGCCTCTGTTGACTTGTCCCCGCGGTGGGTCATTTCAGCAAACGCCCTTGCCTGCATCTCTGCGCCGCCCTTCGTGCTGCAATAAAGGCCAGGGTATACGGTGCGCATCAGAGCGCCGTTGCCCTCCACCGGGCGGCCACCGTCCCGCCTGGTCTGTCGTGCGGCCTCCTCCCAGTCCGCAGCCGTGGGAACGCCCTTCCAGCGAATACGGCCCAGGCGTTTTGCAACGGCAATGCTATGGGAGCAGGCGCCGCCAATGTCCTTCGGCTTGCTGTCAGCCCATGCAATAAACTGCTGTCCCACAGAAGCGACCAGATCCAGGCCGTTGTCCCCTTCCAGGGCATCCAGGATGCCGCGGGCAACGCAAAGGGTCATTTGCGTGTCGTCCGTCACCTCGCCAGGCTTCAAGTTCAGCCAGCCGCCGCCGATCATGTCGGTAACGCGGCCGTATGCGTCGCGGATCTGCCGGTCGCTCATAAATTCCAGAGGGCCGCCCAGGGCGTCGCCCACGGCCACGCCGTACAAGGCACCACGGATTCGGTCAAGCTGCTTTTCGTTGATCTTCTTCATTTCTGTTCCTCCTGTCCAGGTATCCGGCCCGTAACCACTCGGCCGTTTTTGTCCAAAAGCGTGTAGCCGCACAACTGTGCGAAGATTTTCGCTGCCTCCTCCGGCTCGTACAGAAGCACCGTCGAAAGGTCTTCCACTGGGTACTCCTCTGGCACCTTCACCACCTGGGCGTAAAAGCTGCCGCCCATGCCCAGGTCGAAGAGCTCCCGGATTATGTCGTTCTGGTCGATTTTCTGCTTCTTGCTCTTTCCGTCAAAGCAGAAGGCCGCTCCTTCCGGTACGTTCTCGACCAGTTTCAAATGATCGCCTATCATGTGCCCAACTCCTTACGCATGAACCGCAGGGTTGAAGCCCTGGGCCTTTATGTTCTTCGCCCAGGCTGTCACCATGGCGGAAAGGTCCTTTTTCATGGCCGGGTAATATTTCGTTGGCTTCCCGTCCACATAGTCTTTGTAAACTTCCCAATAGCGGCCGATGTAGTCGTTCTGGTATGTAAGCGGCTCCACGGTACCGGCTTCCCGGTCAACGCCCATGGTCACATCTGGGTCCCGCATAAGGTCGCCGTTCTGCTCCCCATAGTGGGCCACGGAATACACCGGGCGGCCCTCGTGGTCATTGTAGCCCAGGGCCTCGATGCACAGATCCATATAGCCCGGGGCCGTGAACTTCAAGGCCTTTTCTTCGGTGCCGTCCACGGCATCGAAGAAAGGCGCCAGGGTCTTGTAAATCGTTTTTTCGCTCATGCCTTTTCCTCCCGCTCCATCAAAATTTCCGAATCGTGCGCCACCTTCCGCAGCGCGGTGAGGCTGGCTGTCACCTGGGCCAGCGTGGCAGCGTGAACGGCCACCTCTTCGGCCCAGGTCGTCGGGTCCTCGCCAGCAGAAAGCAGCCGGATTGAATCGGCCAGGTGCTCCGCTTCAAGTTCCGACATAACGATCTGGCCGTTCAACTGCTGGTTGAAAAATTTAATCTTGTCCATGCTCTGCGCTCCTCTCTGCGGTATGGTTCCCGCGACCTTGCCCGGCTGGCTGCCGGGTGGTTTCGACCTTTTCCTCGGGCCATCATCAGGCGGGTTAAATGTCGGTTTTTCGTGCGCCCTCCTCCGTGTGCTCCCACACGTCTACGGAATAACCAGCCGCGCGGAAGCCGGTAGCAACGCCGCGGGCCTCTTCTTCGGTGGATCTCCAAATGTGGAGCGGGAAGCCGCCTTTGCTATAAACAATCTGATAACGCTTCATCGTTTACGCCTCCTCAACTTTCACGCTCTTGATGCTGTTCTCAACATACCCACGGCCGCGGAGGTGCTCGCAGCTCCAACAAAAGCCGATTCCGCGTTCTCGCAGGAAATAACCGGCCTTGGTGTGGTCCTTGCCGCTGAAAGCGGCTTGAAGTGCCCAGGCCTGGGCATCATCTACCAAGATTGTTGCGCAGGCCTCGCCGCGCTCGCCGTTCTGGATGGTGTCGTAGGTAAAAATAACGTTCTTCATGGGTCAGTCCTCCTCTGGTGCAATAAATCGCGGCTGCGGCTCAATGCCGTTGGCCTTACAATATGCGGAAGCCTCTTTCTTTGCCTTGCAGCTGTAAACCAGCTTGCCTTCCGGGAGGTCGCCGCTCTGACATCGGTGCGAATACTCGTGCACTTCCCAACGTGATTCCATCGAGCCGCTGCCGAAGTAGTGCCGCCTTTCCATGGTGTAGATCATCGTGCCGACCTCCTTAGTGTACCTTAATCAGCGTCCCGCTGTTCAGGATGTACCATTCTTCGCCGTTCTTCACGGTCGTCTTGCAGCCCTGCGCTTTAAGCAGCATCCGCATTTTTGCCAGCTGCTTTTCGGTGCACTGCATCCAGAAGAACCCTGCATAATTGAACCACTCGTTGCTCTGGATGTTCACGGAACGGGCATTCTCAAAAATGCGGTTGAAGGTACTGGTTTTCATGGCTTATTCCTCCTTGCCTTTGGTCTTCTGCTCGATTTCGAGCAGCTCATTGTAAATCCTTTCGGCCTCGTCGCCGGTCAGGTTGAACTGTTCGATCAGGTCGGGAAGGGCATCTGCCCGCCAGCCTCCCGCATAGAGGGAAGCCGCTGTGTATTGGTTGTCGTATTCCTCCCGGCCGCCGCAGCGGAGGTCATCGCGCCAGCTCTCATAATCGGCCTCTGTCATGTTCAGCATCATGGTTGTGTCCTCCCCTCTCATGCCTGGAATACCGGGCACACAGCCCCGCGGAAACGGGTGAGCCGGATTGCGTGGTTCAGTTCCTTTTCGCTCATGCAAGCGGCAGGAATCTTGCTGACAAAGCCAATCGCCCACCAAAGGCCCTGCACCGTCTGGCGGTCCAGAACGGCCCGGCGCTCTGCGTCGGTCTTGGCTGCGTTGTACCGCTTCAAGGTGCTTTCGCAGCTTGCAATGAAGTTGGCCGGAATGTTAATGGAAAGTGCGTTCATGGTTTTGCCCTCCTGTTGTTGTGTGTTGCTGTTCTCTACGCCTTTATTATAAACCGCATCGGTTTATAAGTCAAGAGGGAATTTTGCGCTTTTAGATTATTTTTAGGCAAAAAGAAAAAGCCCCACTTCCAGCGTACTGCCAGAAGTGGGGCTTTCGTGTGCTTTTAGGTGTGGTTCATGCGGGTATTACTGCTGCGCAGCCTTGGCCGCCTTGTTAAGGTCAATCTGGGCCTGGATGCGGGTAGTCAGATAACCCACGGTATCGTCGCCGGAAATTTCCTTGATGTAGTCCAGCGCGTCCTTGCTCAAACTCTTAATTGCTGCGGAAATGGCACCGTTCAGAGCCTTGGCCTGGGCGTCCTTGTCGAAAGAGCCGGACGCTTTCAGGTCGTTTACATAGGTCTGGTTCATGGCTGCCACAGCGTTTGCCACGGCGTCGGTGATCTCGCGGCATACGCGCTGGATGGTTTCGTTCTTCACCTTCTCGGCCGTGGAGACGTCAATGGCAGCAGCGGCCTTGTGGATGTAAGCGGTCACAAGGGGGGAGCAGATGGTCAGGGCGGCGAAAAGAAGCTGGGTCAAAATCTCTTTCATGGTGTACTCCTTTCAAATTTAGCGGATAACAGAAAGCCCGGCCCTCTGGATGATGGCCGGGTAGTTCTTATAGGCGTGGTTCAGGTCCACGTTGCCGGTAATGCCGGGGATGGTGCCCTCGCTGGTATACTGCCAGATGCCATGCTTGCGGGTGGGGCGCTTGCCGCGGTAGTCCGCGATCCACAGGTCAAAGGCTTTCAGGGCGTCCATGTCCAGCTCCGTGTTGGCGTAGCTGGTATAGGTGTAGACCATGGCGTAAAGGCCCCAGGCCTCGATCTGCTTGGCAGCGCCCGCCACCAGGGCGGACAGTTCCTTGGCCGGGATGGGTTTCAGCTTGTTGTCCTCCACGTCCACCGCGACAGGCAGCTGGAAGGTTTTACCCTGTAAGGCCTGCTTCACCTTCACCAGCTCAACGGCCCGAGCGGCCTCGTTTTGGGCGTAGGTGTAGTAGTAGGCACCCACGGGGATGCCCAGGCGGACACACTCGGAATAGTTGCGCTCAAACTGCGGGTCAATGTAAACGCCGCCAAAGCTCTTATTTGTGGAAACGGTTTTCAGGATTGCGCCGTCAACCTTTCCGCTGCGCTTCACGGCATCCCAGTCAATGGTCCCCTGCCACCGGCTGGCGTCAAGGTATCTGTAAATCATTTTTAGGCCTCCTTAAAGAAAGTCGTGCTTTTCCAGTCGGTCGTCATAGCAGCGCTCAATATTCGCAATAGCATGGGTGCACTTGTTGTTTTTATACTCCTCGTGCGTCCTGCAATACGTTCTGTAAGCGTCTATGATGCCTAAAATCTCGTCGAAGTCCTCTTGGGTGTGGTCGATGCTGCGGACCAGCTCATTGTTAAACCGAAGAATCCGGCTCCGCAGAAGATCCGCGTTGCGTTCATCGTCCATTCGGATGTGCTTGTCCAGAAGGCACCGGGTTTCCTCCTGGTACTGCTTAACCTCCGACCATTTTTCGTCCTGGCTCTTTTGCGCTGCTTCCATCTTTTCGGAAAGCTCCGCGGTCAGGGCGCGGGCAATGGCCTGCACAATGGTCTTCCACGGGTTGATCTCGATTTTCTTTACCTGGAAAATTTTCGCAGCTGCCAGAAGCCCGGCAGCTACAAGCCCGGCGACTGCAAGTATATCTTGGGTGTTCATGCTCCCTTCTTTCTGCACTCGTGCGCCACTATAAAAAGGCAGCAATCATAGGCCACCACCTCCCTTCCTGCTGCTTCCATCAAAGCGAAAACGGGAGCTCGTCCGCACCTAAAAGCCGGCCGATCTGGCCGTCTACGCTGGCGATCTGCTCCTCTGCGCACACCGCACCAACCTGGGCCAGGGCTTCCGCCTGGGTGTGGATGATCTCGTTCTGCTTGCTCACAATGTCGGTTAAGGCTTCGATAATCTGCAAATTACTCAAATCACGCCGCCCTCCGAAGTTTTAGGCCGTATAGGCTTCGCCCGTGATGTCCTTGTAGTCGTCTGCGGTGATCTCGCCCTTGTTTATGCGCTCGGCCAGAACTTTCTTGACACCGGCGCGGCGGGATGCGGGCATCTCGGCCCAAGTCTTAGTGCCTGCAATCAGGCGGTTTGCCCAGATAATGTTCATGGTGATACCTCCTTATTCCTTGTTCAGCGCTGCGTCCAGTTCGCACAGCGCGGTTTCGATGTCGGTCAAGCGCTTCTCGTTGGCCGCGTCCTGTTCGCACAGGGCATCTTCCATTTCAGCCACACGGTCGGGCAACTGTTCGTGCTCCTGCTGCTTCTTGGCTGCGGCTTCCTTCTCCTGCCGGGTGGGAAGATTGTCCTTTTTCCACTGAATCATGGTGACTGTCCTCCTTACTGGAATGCGCCGGAGACGGCTTCGATGTAGCCGCCCTCGCCGGATTCGCCGCGCTCCACGCTGACGCGGAAGTTAAACGCCGCGCCGTTGGTGGCGGTCTTATTCTCAAAGACGATGTTCACGCCTTTTTTTACCTCGGTCGTGGCATCCTGCCAGACCGGGGAGCTGTCGAGTGCGTTGTTGGTCACTTCGGCTTTGAACTTCGCATCATCGGGGATGGAGCCGGTCACCTGAAGCACGGCAACGGTAATGTCGCCCTCAACGGCCAACGGTTCAGCCAGCGTCACGCTTGCGGCGTGGACGGCCTTGGTAAAGGTCGCGGACGTGCTGACGGTTTCCTTGCCGTCGCTCACCTCAACGGTGATGGTGTGGTTGCCGTTCAGGATTTTCTGGAATCCGGCAGCGCTGGCCGTCTGCTCAAAGGTCAGGGCCGTGCCGCTGGCAACGCCGGTGCGGGTCTTGGTGGTCTTGCCGTCCATCTTTTCGATGACGGTCAAGGTGTCGCCGTCGGCATCCCTGACGGTGTACTTCCACGCAAAGGCCGCGTTCTTCCGCCCCAGAGCTGCGCCGTCCGTGCTGACGGTAGGTGCAGTGTTGACACTGACCGTGCCATCGTCAGAGACCACGAGTGTAGAGGGAAGAATGAAAGCGGGGCGAACACCATAGGAGTTGCTGCACCAGCTGTTGCTGCCGGAGCCATCGGTGCGGACGTGCGAGACGCCGTCGTAATTGCTGGTGTACGGAGAGCGCAGCCACCAAATGGCAGCGGAGCTGCCATTGTATGCAATACGCTTGCTGTTACCGCTGGAGCTGTTGCCAAAGTATGCCAGCCTCACACCGTCCTTCGGGAAATAGCCGTTGTCGCTGGTCGTCCAACCAACCTCATAACCAGACAGCAGGAACACTTTGGTGCTCAGGCCGTTGGAGCCGGTGGCAAGGCTGCCGCCGGAACCAGTGCCGTTCTGGTACGGGATTTTCACCTGCTTAATAGCCGCCCGGATGTTGCTGTCGATGAGGTTGTAGAACGTTCCGTTCAGGTATGTGTGGATGCTGGAATCCTTGTAGGAGTTATTGTTGCCGAACGTGGACGTGGTGTAGATGTCCTTCATCAGCAGCCACGTTCCATTGCAACTCGAATCATAGGTGCTGGTGTTCGGGTTGCCCTGCTGCACAACAATAAAATCTTTGGACGCGCCGTTGACTTTGATTTTGACAATGCTGCCAACGGCTTTCGTGCCCAGTTTTACGTTTGCCATTGTTACCTCCTTGTTTTCGTTCAGGCCCACGGCATGATCTCCGCGGGCCGCGTGTTCTGCGATACAGAGAGGGACAGGGCTTTGTGCTGCTTCTTGTAGATGCAGCGGCATTGCCTCGCCCGCCGTCTGTCACGCGCGAGTTTGTTCGAGTTGATTTTTCGATGGATAGGGATTTTACAGTCAAGCAATTTTTCGAGCCGGTCAGCGTACTTGCGGCGTAAAGAGTAAGTATCACCATGGGCGGCATGGGCATCCCACGCATCAAAGCTCCGCAGGATTACCTGCTTGGTCACTTCGCCTGCGGGGTATGCCGTCTCCCAATACTTGATCTTGTTCTTCATCCGCTTGGAGCTATCCCGGCGCAGCTTTTGGATGACCGCGCCGGTGTCGGTCAGGTAGCTATGGAATCCCAGAAAATCAATACCGTTCCGCAGCGGGAAGATGGCGGTTTTCTGGTTCAGCTCAAGGCCGTAACTGTCCATGAGCGCCCGAACATCCCGGAGAATGCACTGCAATTTCTTCTTGTCCGAACAGATGATATAGAAATCATCCATGTATCGGCCATAGTATTTGATGCGGTACTTCTCTTTGATGATGTGGTCGAACTCATCCAAAAACATCAGTGCAAAGAGCTGGCTCGTCTGGTAGCCCAGCGGCAAGCCGTCCTCCATCACGTCGATGTAGATGCAAAGCAGCTCATAGACACGCGGGTCAACGCCGCGCTTGTCCAGCACGGCCATGAGCTTGCGTTTTAACTTCCGGTGGTCGATGCTGGCAAAGAAATGCCGCACGTCGCCTTTCAGCACCCAGCCGTCCGCGCCGTGTCCCTCGCGGCGGTAATAGTCCACCATGTGAGTTTTCAGGCGCATCAGGCCGTCGTCTGTGCCTTTGCCGGTCTGGCTGGCGTGGCTGTCCCGGATAAAGCTCCTTGTCAGGGCATCATACAGGATGTTATCGACCAGAGCGTGCAGCACCACCTTGTCCACAAATGCGGGGGCATGTACCATGCGGCGCTTCGGCTCGTAGACGGCAAAGACCTCAAACTTGCTCGGCACATAGCATATCTGCTGCCGGATGTCGCCGCCCGGCTGGCGTACATCACGCACAGCCAGCTTGCGGGACAGCTTTTCCGTGCAGGCCAGCGCCTGCGCCTCGTACTCGATTGTTTTGCTTTTACTTCGCTTTCCCTTCCGGGCTTCAAGGTAGGCTTTGTAAAGCACCTCAAAGCTGCACAGTTCTTCGTATGTCAAAATTACCCTCCGCTGGTTCGCGTTGCGGTAGTGGGCTGCATCCGGCAGGGATGGCCCACCTCAGCGGGATGTATTTATCACTTGCCTGCATCGGCAAGCGACAGGATGCGGTTTCCTTTGATGGGCGCACTGCTTTCAGCTTATGCCTACTCGTCACACGGTTCCATCAGAGCGGGGCGAACACCATAGGAGTTGTTGTACCAGTTGTTGTTGTTGGAGCCATCGGTGTTGACGTTCCAGACGTTGTTGTTATTGTTGGTGTTCGGAGAGCGCAGCCACCAAATGGCAGCGTCAGACAAACAAACCGCACCCTTTATGCAAAGCGGTTGCCCGCTGTGCGTTTACGGTTCCGGGTAAAGGACGGCTTTCAGGGCGGCAGCCTGTTCGGTCAGCCGTTTCCGTTCCGCTTCTGCCCGGAGTTTTTCGGCACGTCCGCGTTCCGACGTGAGCCACTTCATCGCCGGGTATTTTACGTCCGTGACCTTCTTTGTCCAGATACCGGCTTTCTTCGCACTGATGATACCTTCCTCCGTGCAGATGGTCAGGTATTCCAGCAGCAGAGAGCAGCCGTCCACAACTGCGCCGATCTTCTCAACGCGCTTGTCGTAGTCGGTCTGGAAATTGACGTTGTTCGCCGCGTGTGCATCCAGCAGGATTTGCCGGGCAGTCAGCCGGATGCCCTCACCGTACAGACGGAAAGTGCTTTTGGAAAAGCCCTCCCTGTCCCGTGTGTCGAGTGCATGGACGGCAGTGCCGCACACCTTCTGGATGTCGCGCACATCTTCGAGCGCCGCGACTTTCTGGATGATCTTCCGGGCATCGCTCCGGCTGATGTCGTCGGTGACAATGCGGGTTGCCCTCTGGGTGTAGCGCAGCAGCTCCCGCGCATTCGCGCCGACCTTGAATGTTTCAGCCATCAGAACTCCACCCTCGCCTGTTCTGCGTTCCACACGCCCTTGACTGTCAGCCCGTCAAGGCTGCCGAACGTGGCAGAAAAAGGATTCTTGGTGACGTTCGTGCCGAACTTCAACTCGATTGCCTTAATGCTGGCGTTCATCGCGACCACGCTGGCGCGGATGTCGCCGTGTGCATTCTCTGCGGAGTTGTGGGCATCTACCGCCGCGCTGATGCGCTGGTCGGTCTCGGCCTTTTTGTAGCCGTCCACTTCCCACCGCTGGCTCTCGGTCAGGTGGCCGTCTGCATCCAGCGTGGCAATGCCGCCCGGAATGCCGATCTGGTCAGTGCGGACAACATCTTCATCCGGCGCCTTGCCGGGGCCTGCGTTAAAAGAACCGTATGCCATTTAGGTTCCCCCTTCCTGTGCATCCGTGTATTTCACGGTGCTTGTAATGTGATACTGTGCAGAAATTTTCTCGGTCGGAGCTTTGGCGGCCCTCAGCCGCAGCTTTCCTTCGAGGCTTTCGGTCGCAATAAAGCCCACCGCACCCGCCACATCGTAAAATTCCGGCAGTACCGTAACATCCACAATGTCGGTAGCCAACAGGCCCGCAATGGGGATGTCACAATAAAAATAGCCGGGGGAGGAATCATCCTCGCCCCAGCCATCGACCGGAATCGTAAAAGACACCGCAGCCGTGACATCCTGCTTTTCGTGCAGGATGTCATCGGTTTCCTCGAATCCGTTTGCCGTTGCTTCGGAAAGGTCTCCGAGTGCGGTGTTGCACTGCTTGATGTGGCTGCAAAGCGCGGCAAGCCCTGTGCCCAAAAGCGTTTTGATCTTCGCTTTTGCCATAGAGCTTACCTCCTCATGTCTTAGTCAGCCAGCAGAGCGGCGATCTCCTCTGCGGAGAAGTCCTCCACATCCTCGTCGTGCAGAACATTCTCCGGCTCGGTGTACACGACGACTTCCTTGCCGTCAATGTTCACATTGCCGTTGGTGGAGCTGGCTGCGGTCTTGGTGGCACCCTCAGAGACACCGGCCAGCTTTTCGCCCTCGGCATCGGTCATCAGGCGCTTGCCAGCCTCGGCGGCCACAAAGTCGGCAGGCTTCTTGCCGCTGTCGGTCAGGTTGCCCTCGCCGTCCAGCGCAGCGAGGTTGCCGGTGGTAGCACCAGTGACCTTATCGGCCTTGCCGGAAATGTCCACTTCCTCAGGGGTGGGAACATACAGACCATCGTCCTTCAGAACCAGGGCGTTGCCGGCAGCAGCGGAAACATTGACCTTGACATCCACCTCATAACCAGCGATGGTAACGGTGGTGGATGCGTCCTTGCCAGTGACCTTGGCCTTATAGGTATCGACCAGAGCGGCCATGCTCAAGAAGGAGTAGGTGCAGGAGTCCGGGTTCTCGCCCTTGACGGCCAGCACCATGACGGGCTTGCCGTCCAGCTTGGGGTCGGTAGCGCCGGGGTAGGTCGCAGCATCGAACTTGAACTTGGCCACGAAGGTGGTCTTGGTCTGGTCGAGGAACAGCTCAGAGGGGAAGTCAACGGAGAAAGCAGCAGTGCCGCTCTTGTCGGTAGAGGTGTAGAAGTTCACGGTATTGCCGTCAACGCCAAGAGACTTGATAGCAGCGTTAGCTGCGGCCTGCACAGGGGTAAAGGCGCCCTTCTTAACGAAGGTCTTCTTGATCTCGGCGGTCAGGTTGCGGATGGTGGTCTTGGTAGAAATCTGCTTAGACATAGTAGTGTCCTCCTAAAATTATTTCAGCATATCAACGATTTCCTGCTGCGTTTCTTCCTCGTTCAGCAGGTCTTCACTCGTCATAACGGTTTCTTTGCGGACAGTCAGCGCGTTTGCGCTGTCGAAGTCAAGGCCTTCGCCGATGCGGACGGCAATAGCGCCGCTTGCGTCGCGCTTCAAGCCCTGACCGATGCTTACGCTACCGGTTTCACCCGAACCACCTCCTTTCCCGAACAGGGTTACGGTCGCCTGAATATCTGCTTCCGGGATGCGCTGAGCGAAAAATCTGATGAAACCATCATGCGTTTCGCACCCGTTCAGGACGCCCGCTTTGGTCGTAGTATAGAAGCTGCCAGGAGATACAACGCCAACGGGTACAAGCTCGCTGGTGCTGTCCGACAGTTCTGCGTCATAAATGCACTGGTAGTAATCCATACCGCCAGCGTTTTCGTAATCATCCTCGCTGCGGGCGGGCTTCCACCCGTCAGCTGCAAGGGTGAGTTTGTAGGAGCCATAGTAGCCGCCGCCTGTGCCGCCGTCCACCTGCTCCTTGATAAGAGCCTTTACCTGTTCTTCGTTCAGGATTTCCCCGGATTCAGACAGGTTCTTCACGGCTGCGCTGACCGCTGCCGTGATGGTCGCTGCATGGGCATCAGCGGCGGCGTTGTGCTTCTCAATTTCGGCCTTGACCAGCTTCATCAACGTCTGCACCTGAGGGTCAACGGTGATGGACAAGTTGGCTTCTGCCGAAACGGCCAGCAGGACGGCGATTTCAAACGAAAACTCGGAGTTCGTGCTTGCGGCAGGGACTTCAATGCCGCGCTCGTCCTGCATCAGGAACAGGAGTGTTTCGGTGCCGTCATTCAAGACACCGAAAACGCCGATCTGGTGCATAACGTAGGTGTCTGCTGCACCGGTGACCTGAATGCTGACCTTACGGGCGGTTTTGCCGTCGTCTGTGACGGTTTCGATGCCCAGCAAGGACAGCTCGTGCGTGTTGCCGCTGACTGCGGTTTCTGCCGACAAGTCGGTGTCAACAGAGCCGGTGCCGCTCACGGCGCGGGTGATGGTCAGTGCGCCGCCGGAGAGAGATTCCGACAGCAGGGCGGCACCGGCTTTCGTGTAACTGGATTTTTCCCAACTCACGTTGTCTGTCCTCCAATCGTAATAGTTACGGTTTCATGTGTGTGTGCAAGTCTGCCTGCGGCATAGGCTTGCGCGGAAACGGATTTCGGGGTGATGATTCCGGGGATTTCGACTTCCGCCATCATCCTTGCCGATGCAGCAGCTCCGGTGGTGTATGCCGTAGCTCCAACGGTTCGCGGCTGAATCACACCCGGCAGCCGGATGGTGCAGGATGCATTAACATTGTATAATTTCCCGGAAATATACGCGAGCTTCGTTTTCGGCTGATACAGCAGAGATAGGCGATATGTCAAATGCGACGGTTTAATTTTCTTTATCTGCTTTACAATGCGAAGAACATTTACTTCCTCCGCATCATCTGCTTTCAGATAAACGCCAAAAGTATACGGTGCGATATACTCTCTAATTTCCACGCCGCATTGCGTTGTTGCTTCAAGAATCCTTTTGAAACGTTCCGGGTTCATCGGAGCACGGGCGCCGCGGCGGGCGATTATGTCCGCCCGGCGAGCTGCCAGGCTCCGGCTCTCGTCCACCTCGATGCCGTAACGCTGCTCCCAGTAGCGCAGGGCCCAAGTTGCCGTTTCCGGGTTTGCCTGCTCCCGCAGTTCCGAGAAGCGGATCTCCGCGTCGTCCACCTCCTGGCCCATGACCTCATAAAGCCACTTCGCCACATAGGACCGCTCATAGATAGGCGAAACGCGGGAGATCATGCGCTGGGAAACGCGGTTTTCGGGGAATTTTTCAAGGTCGAAGTTCTTCCGGGTGCTCATTCGCTGGTCGCCTCCGTGTCCTTGATGCCGTGGATTTCACCGGTGCAGGGGTAGTCTGCCGGGTCCAGCGGAATGTCTTTCACGTCGCCGTTTACAAGGACCTTGGAGAAGTTCTTCACGCCCTCGGTGCGGGTCAGTGCCGCGTGGATCTCGTTGTACTTCACCAGGCTGTCAGCCTTGGCGGTGATGTAATACTCAATCAGCGCAGAACGGAAGGTTTCTTCCACCTCCGTTGCGGTCTTGGCGCCGTCCAGCTGCAAACCCTCGACGGAAATGTTCACCACTTCGCCCTCGGGGGCCTGCACCAGAAGGATTGCGCCCACAGGTGCCTTGCGTTCAATCCGGTTGTCATCCCTCATAATGTGGTCATACACGTTTTGGATAATAGAGCCGTTGGCGGGCTCGCCGGAAGAATCCAGAATAATAAGGCGCACCCAGTTGGGATGCGTCTTTTCATACTGGGCATCAACCAGTACAGTGCCCACGCCGGAAACCTCTTTGGCCCAGCGGATATAGTCCGCGTCGCAGCCCACAAAGGATTCGCCCGAAGTTTCGTCATACTCCGCAATGCGCAGGCGGAGGGATTCGTCGTCTTCCTCCTCTGCGCCGCCGGTGATCTTGTCGGCGTTGTTCACAAGGGTAACGCCTGCAATCGGGTCCATCATAATTGTAATGACTCCCGCGCCCACGTTGCCGGTGGGGCCGGGCTCTACGGCCGTTACAGCAACGTCAACGGTGCCGTCCTCCCCGTCGGTCGCCTCGCCAATGTAGGCCGCGGAATCCGTGGCGTATTCAATGGCGGGCACTCCGCCGCAAGAAGGCACACAGACCACAGTCCCCTCCGGGATCTGTGTGCCAGGCGTACCGGTGAAGGTAACGATACCGGCCGCAGCGTTCGCCGGGCGTCTGGAAAGGCCGTCAGCCCTGGCGTGGCCGTCAAGGTATGCACCATAGGACCACGCCGGAAACATCAGCTTCAAGGTTTCCACAAGGTGGAAATTCAGAAGTTCGTCCTTTTCAAGCGCTGTCGGATAGGTAAAGTCCCAAGGGAAACCGCCTTCGGTGTCGTCAATGTCGGGCGGGAGGCTTTCCATCATGCGCGCCTGGATCTGCTCTGCCGTTTCGGTTTTCAGCCAGTCAGGCGGAGAAAATGCCGGAATTGTGGCCATGCTCTCACCTCCTTACTTTGAAAAGTTCAGGTTGACGGTCTGGATCTCGTCATAGCCGCGGCCCTTTATGTTAAATGCACAATCGCAGCTGTCCGGCCCGTTCCATGTAAACGTGAAGTCGCGGCAATACTCTGTTTTGGGGTTTGCCATGATGGCCTCAATAATAGTCCGTTCCAGACTAGCTTCCACGCTGGCGTGGTCGCTCTGTGCAAGCGAGGTTTCAAGCTCTGCGCCGTACTTGGTCGAATACGCCAGAAAGGCGTCCCGCTCCGTCATAACGGTTTTCATGCACCACTGCATATAGGCTTCGCGGCCGCTGGCTCCCGCCATGCGTCCGGCGCCGTCAAGGCGAAAATCGCCAGTTACATAGTCAAAATAAACCGAAGGTTTATATTGCTGCTTCCGGTTCTCCTCGTTCTTCTTTGTGACGAAGTCGGGGACTTCAAAAACGGGGTAAAGCTGCTTTTCAGCCATGGGAAAGTCCTTCCTTTCGTCTGGTTATTTTTTCAGGTCTTCCGCCGGGCAGATAATGTCCACCACAACGGCCTCCGACTGCACCCAGGCCACCAGAACGCGGTCACCAGGTTTCAGGCGGCGCATTTTCTCGGGAATCAAAACGTGGTGCTGGTGGGCGCCCTCCGGGCCGCCTCCTCCCGCGCTGCTCTGCGGCGGGTCTGGCGGATCTGGTTGAGTGCTGGCTGCCACGCCAATCGATCCGGTGCAAGGCTTTCCGAGAGAATCCTTTAACTTTGAAACCACATTGTGTTCATGCTCTCCGCTGCCGGGGGATCCGATGGCCTGGGTCTTCGCCAGAATGTCCCCGGTTTTACCAAGAGTCAGCTGGCGGCAGACGTGGTAATCTTCTACCGGAATCGGAATGGAAAAGGTGTTCGTTTGGAGGCTGTAATCGTCCATAATCTCGCCAAAATCAAGAACCAGGGCGGAATTTCGGTCCTGGTCCTTTTTATTCTGCCCGGTCAAAACCTGGGCCAGGTGGTTCACGCCCTTGTTGCCAGAACTCGGGTTCACGGTTTCCTCCTTCCGTTACTTTGAAAAGGTGCCTTCATCCACCCAGCCGTAAACGTGCGTTTCGGCCCAGTTCTGATAAATCAGGTGGTACGGGTGTTTTGCGCCTTTCTTTATGATAGTTATTTTGGCCTTGCCGGGTGAAAGGTTTGTGCTTGCGGCCTTTGCATCGGTAGACGCCTTGTAATGGCTGCCACCGACAAAGTTCACAATGTCGCCCACCTTGTACTCGTCAGAGCCTTTCTTGTTTCCGGTCGAATCCTCGCCCAAAACTTTAACGGTCATGGTCATGGTGCGGTTTGCTGCATCGTGCTGCACTCCCAGCACTGTGCAAAAGCCGTTCACGGTCCTGGCCGCGACCCGGATCTTATCGCCCTTGCGAATGAACGGAAGATCTGCGCCTTTCAGCGTGGTTTTCCGTGTAGGCTCTCCCTTTTCGTCAAGGATTTTTTGCCCGGCGGACTTGGCCTGTGCGGCCGTGTCGTCCGAACTGCGGGTATAGATCCGCTGCCGGACGCCGTACTCCGTTTTCCCGTCCAGGGTGGCTTCCACAGACCGCTTCTGGGTCTTCTTTTCAAGGCCTATCACCTTAACGCGGGTCACAAGGTCGGCCGTGCTGATCTTGTCTCCGCTCGTCGTCAGGTTGTCGTCCTCGTCAAAGTGGTAAACTGTTTCGTTGGCGTTGATGGGCAGAACGTTCACCTTGCCGCCGCTCATTCTTATAACGTAGTTGTCCGCGCCGTGCTTTTCGGCATCGTCCAGAAGCTCCGTTATAATGTCCCCCAGATATTCCGCTTTGAAAAGCGTTTTTGCGTGGGGCTTGTCCGGGCCCTTGTATTCTCCGGCCGGGATTCCCCAATCGGAAAAGATGGCGTTCAGGGCGGATTTCGTGCCGGTTCCAGCCTTGATATAGCGGTCGTCCTGGCTCTTTTGGAGGTTGTAAAGGTCGTCGTAGCACACCACGGAAAAGTCCTTCATGGCGGCCCCGTCCTGCGGGTTCCACTCGATCACTTTCCCGCTGGCAACTTCCTGTTCATCGCCTCCGGCCGATGCCGTTACCACAATGGCGGTGTTCGGCTTTATGGTCGAAGAAAGCGGGCTCCCGTTATAGTCCACGTTTGCAACAGTGAACGAAAAACGGGAACTCAACTCGCTCTCTCCTTCCTCCCAGCCCAGATCCATGACCGCTGGGGTCACGTTCAGCCGGGTGCCGTCTTGCAGGACCGCATAAACGTTGTATGCTACCTTGGAAACGTCGATCATGCGGTCCTCCTCACCCCGGAATGGTCAAAACCTGGCCCGGCTTAATCAAATTCGGGTTGCTCCCGATTACGGCCTTGTTGGAGTTGTAGATCTCCGAATACCGCGAACCGTTGCCAAGGTACTTCTTTGAAATGGACCACAGCGTGTCCCCAGGCTTCACAGTGTAGGTTTTGCCGGTCGCCTGGGTGGAAGCTGCGGCCGCTGCGCTTGCCGGGCGCTCGTCCAGGCTTCCGCCATCCGTTTTCCCGTCTGCCTCGTCCGTGGTTTTAATCAGAATGTCCTTTGCTTGCACAAAGGAAATGCTGTATTCTGCCCGGTCGAAGTATTCATGGGTAACGGTGAAGTTCTGGATATAAACGTCGTGGTTTATGGCCGTGCCGGTCACAAGAAGCCGAAGTTTCTTCCGGTTCTTCTTCCAGCCGTCAAGAATACCGATCATCACGCGGGGCGGCTTCCAGTCGAAAAGCGAAACGATACCCATGCCCAGCATGGAAACGCCGGGCAGAATACCGTTCCAGGAAAATTGCGCCAGCTTCTCGCCGTTCGGGATCTTCACCTCGCCAACATTCAGGATGTTGTAGGAAATGAAATTCCCCTCCCGTTTGTCGGAAACCTTCTCGGGTGTAAGGGGGAGCGCAATTCTGGTTCCCGTGTCGAGCTGGGTAAGGTACACAATCTCGGGTAACATTTTGCCCTCCTTTCCTTATGCGGGCATATTCGCAAGGACACGGGCCAGGCGTTCGGCCAGCTCGTCGCTTATGTCGTCCACCATTTCGCGGATGCGGGATTTCACGGTTGCGATAATCTCGTCCGGGCTCATGCCTGCGGTGCCCTGGATGATAAACTGCGGGTTCAGCCCAATTTCTACCGGAATAGAAATGGGCTGCGCTACGGCTCCTGCGGGCGCCTGCGGCGCCGGTGCCGGGTACACGACGGGGGAGAACGTGGGCACGTTTTCGGGCGTGTCGTCGTCCGAATCGCCCGAATAGTCGGCGCCAAGAATCGATCCCGTTTGATTCCAAAGATCAAGCGCTCTAGTTCGGCGGCTGCCGCCAAGCGGAATAATCGCTTCCGGGCCGTCTTCTGCCACAAGGCCAACGTGCGGGCTCGTCATAATGCCGCCCATAGCGTGCGGAGTAACACGGCCGCCTCCTCCGCCGCTGCTCGTGCCTCCGCCGGTCGTAAACGATCCGGCAGAGAAGCCAGAACTAAAGGCGTTTTTGGCGTTGGTGAAAAATCCGCTGATCTTGTCGCCCACGCCAGACCAGAAGCCGGTCCACTTCGCCGGAAGCGTCACGGTGAAGAAGTTTGCCGCGCTCGTCACGCTGCTTTCAACCCATGCCGGGACTTCTTTTGTCCAGAAGTCGCCAACGCCGGTCCAGAAGTCCGTCCACTTGGTCGGAAGCGTTTCGGTGAAGAACGTGACGGCCTTTTCGCCGGTGCTCTCCACCCATGCAGGGACGTCCTCGGTCCAGAACTCCCCTACACCATCCCAGAAGGCGGTCCAGTGTTCCGGCAGCGTGTTGGTAAAGAAAACCTTCGTCTTGCCCAGGGCGTAGCCGATTGCATAGGGGATTGTTTCGGAAAACGTGGTGCCCACGCCATCCCAGAAACTCGTCCAGTGCTCCGGCAGCGTCGAAGTGAAGAAGGTTCCAACCGTCTGTTTCAGGTTGTCCAGCGCTCCGCCTTCGTCCAGTGCATCGGAAAGCGCCTGGCCGATTTTGTCGCCAAATCCCAGGGCGCCAAGACCACCGATACCGGCACCCACAAGAGCGCCGACGCCGGTTCCAACAACAGGCACCACAGTGCCCACGGCTGCGCCTGCCGCTGCGCCTGCGCCGACCATGCCGATCTTGGTCCCGCCCTTGGAATACTCGTTCTGAGCGTCCTTGCCGGTGGTCTGGGTGCCGCGGTACAGGTTTCTCACGCCTGCACCGATGCCCAGAAGGCCCAGAATGCCGCCCAGAATACTTGCGCCGCCCGCTGCGGCCGTGCCTGCCGCCGTGGTCGCATGGCTGCCCAGGGCCGTGCCAATGCCACCCAGGGTGCCGCCGACGCCGCCGGTAACAGAAGTCAGGGTGCCGTCTGCGCTCATGGTGGCCTGGGTGGAGCCCTTTTGCAGGAGCTTGCCCAGCCAGCTGTTTGCAGAGGTCAGGCCCTTTGCGGGCAGGGTCGCCGGGTCGATTTCAACGGCCGTTCCCTCAAAGGTTGCCTTCCCGTCGCCGAGAAGCCTTGTTGCACTCGGCAGGGCTCCGGCCGCTGCCGGTGTGCCCGTGCTGGGGATCAGCGAAGTGCCGGTACTGCCGGAAAACGCGGTTTCTGCTGCCTGGCGGACTTTGGAGCCCGCCTCAGCGCCAAAGTTGCCAGACTTCAAGACCACCATCTGGGCCGTTACGTTCATAACGGCCGCGGAAGTCTTGAAAGAGCCGCCCATGGAAGGCATACCAGAAGAGCCCATGCCGGTGCCCGTGCCGCCTCCAAGGCCCAGCGCCGCGGTAAGACCGCGAAGTTTAGAATAGGCGCTTGCTGCGCCCGTTACCAGCTTGAAGCCGAGAACGGCGCCAATGGCCGCCACCTGGGCCTTGTGGTTTTCCGCCCAGGTCTTCAAGCCGTCCAGGATTCCGTCGAAGTCCAGGCCGTCCATAAAGCCGGAAACAAAGTTTGCACCAATAGCTGCACCGTCGTCAATGGCCCCGGTGGGGTCAATGCCCAGCAGCGCCAGGAATCCGGCGGTAATGCCGCTGCCAAGGCCACGGCCCAGGCCTGCGGCCCTGTCGGCAAAGAACTGGCGGCCGCTGCCGTTCCACCACTCGTCGAACGGCTCCGCCACGATCTTATCCCAGGCAATGCCCAGCTTGCCCCAAATGTCGGCGCTTGCCCACTCGTCGCTGGCGGTAAACTCTGCAATGGTGTGGCGCAGATCCTCGACCTTTGCGTCCACATGGTCCATCACGTCGCCGATTGCATCCTCTACCAGCGGCATTTTGTTGGTGATCCACGTTGCGAACTCCCGAAGGTACGGAGAAAGGCGCTCGCCAAGGGCGATTTTTGCGCCGTCAACCGCCGATTGCAGCAGCGTAAAGCTGCCGTTCATGTTGTCCAGCATCGTGTCTGCCATCTGCTGGGATGCACCGTCGGCGTTGTTCACGGCCGCGGTCAGTTTGTTGTAATCGTCTTCGGATGCGTTGATGATCGCCAGCATACCGGCCATGGCTTCCTTGCCAAAGATGGTACTTGCGGCCGCGGTCTGTTCGGTTTCGGAAAGGCCGCCCAGGCTGCTGCGCAAGTTGTCCAAAACCTCGTGCATGGTCTTCATTTCGCCGTTGCGCTTGGTCAGGCTGATGCCGTACTTGTCCATGGCGGCTTCCATTTTGTCGGTGGGCGCTGCCATGTTCGCAAGGGAGGTTTTCAGGCTGGTGCCTGCCATGGAGCCCTTGACGCTGGCGTTTGCCATGAGGCCCAGGGCCAGGGAAACGTCTTCCACGGAATACTTCAAGGCGCCTGCCACAGGGGCAACGTACTTGAACGATTCGCCCATCATGCCGACGTTCGTGTTCGCGTTCGCGCTGGCCTGCGCCAGCACGTCGGCGAAGTGTCCGGAATCGGACGCTTTCAGCCCAAAGGCCGTCAAAGCATCGGTCACGATGTCAGAAGTGGTCGCCAGGTCCTCGTTTGAAGCTGCGGCCAGGCTCATAATACCGTCAATGCCTTGCAGCATATCTTCGGTCTTCCACCCGGCCATAGCCATATAACCGAAGGCGTCCGCCGAATCCTTGGCCGTGAATTTCGTGGTTGCGCCTTCCTCCTTGGCTTTGGCGGTCAACTTGTCGAACTCCTCGGCCGTAGCGCCGGAAATGGCCTTCACGTTCGACATGGATTCCTCAAAGGCTCCGTATGTACTCACCGTGTCGGCCAGGCTCACAGAAACGCCGAAAATGGCACCGGCCTGCAAGACAGGGTTTTTCACAAGGTTTATAATGCCCTGCAAAGGCGCCGTCGCCTTGTCAATGATGCCAACCGTAAAATTCCAGGCTTTACCGACGAAACCGCGCACCTTCGTTTCCACGTTCTGGATCGTAGCGGTTGCCCGGTCTACGGCATCCAGGTCAATGTGGAATCCCGTGCTTGTCAGCCGGTCCAGCCGGTCTTTGGTGTGCTCGATGCTCTTGTCGAATCCAGAAAGGCGCTTCTGGGCGGACTGTACGCCGGGGCCGGTATTGTCGTTGACGGTCGCGTCAATGGCAATTCTAAAAGTTTCAGAGGCCATTTGTTCCCTCCTCTCCGGCCTTCTGCTCTTGTTCGAGCTGCACCATCATGGAGGCCAAACAAAACGCTCTTTCACCATGTGGGGCGTTCCAGACCTTGCCCGGCATTACGCCGGTGCGCTGGAAGATCTGGTGCAAAAGCGTTGCGCGCCCTCCGGCGAGGATTAGTTTTTTGCCACGTCCTCCTCGGAAAGCTCATAGCCGCTGATCTGATCGATAAGGGAAAGAACGGCCTCTTTCTCGCCTGCCATCAGAAGCGCGTTCACGGCCTCGTAGCCGGTCACAAGATCCAGCTTCTTCCACAGAGCCTTGTTGCACCAGACCTTTACCTGGTCCTCCGGGGTGGTAGCCCGGAAAATCAGCTCTGCGCGGTAGTTCACAGCGTTCACTTCCTCCGGCACACGGATGCCGCCCTGGACTTTGCTCTTAACGAACTTGGTAAACTTCTTGCGGCAGCTGTTGTAGTCCTCCTCACTCAACGGGTGAATGTGGAAGCTGAACAGGTCCTTTCCGTTGCGGGAGATCACCACGTTTTTGATGCACTCTTCCGAAGTCTTGAAGTCCGCAGCAGCCAGAAGGCCGTCCAGCAGGGCGGTTTCATTCTCGCGGGCGTCCGCAATCTGCTCTTCTTTGGTGGTCTCGGTGGTTTCAGCAGCAGGGTTCACAGTAGCTTTGATGCTCATATATTTGTCCTCCATAACGGTCTTGTTCGTTCATGCGAATGAAATAGAAGGGAGGCGCCCTTGCAAGGCATCTCCCCCTGTATCTGTTCTTCGTTTTTGTGGCCTCTCTTATGCGGCCAGGAGCTTCTGGAGCTCCGGCGGGTCGTTGACCACCATGTTCCATGCGCGCTTAATAATATCGCCCACAGAAGCGCCCTGGAGGTCAATGTTGCCATCGGGCACACAGCCGCGGTAGTTCATGCGCTGCTCGCTGCCGTTGCGACCGTAAACAACGCCCTGGAGGTTCCAGTTAGGCTGCTGGCCGCTGTGCATCATGGCGAACATATCCTCAATAAAGGCATCGTCCTCAATGGTGATTTGGGAAAAGGTCAGCGTCACCTTGTAACCGGTCATGGTGGCGTGCTGCTGCGCGTCGCCCAAAGGCTGGTAATCAGAATTGGAAACGTTCACCTGGACCTGGAAGCTCTCAACAGTGGCAAGCATAACGCCTTCGCCATTGAAAAGGACTGCGTCCTTACCGCTCAAAACCTTGCGGCTGTCGGCCGGGCCGGACTGATTATACATAGCTCATTCCCTCCTTTACTCGCTCACTTCGGTGGCGAAACGGAACTTATACGCCAGATAGACGTGTTCCAGGCTGTCCTTGTCCACAATGTCAAGGATAAACCATGCAGAATCGCCCTGCGGCGGGTTGCTTTCATCCTCGTACATATCGCCGGAAGTCAGCTTCTTTTCGCCCACCATGGCGGCAATAATCGCCTTGCCCATGGCAATAACGGTGGCGCGGCCGTCGCTGTCGTTGTCCAGTTTGCCCACAATGGGGTCCAGGCTGTCGTCGATGCGCTGCATAAGCTCGAAGCGCTCCTTGGTGCGGCGAATCTTCTTCCAGCCTGCATCCATGTCGCCGTCCGGGCTCACCAGGGTGTTAATACCCTGCTCGATCTGCACCTGACCGGAAGCGTTCTTGGTCAGCACGATGCAGCCACGCTTCAGCGCCTTCTCGATCTGGCTGTTGGTCAGGCCTTCGTCCAGATCCACAAAGCCCTTCACCACGGTGTGGGTCAAGGCCACGTTGGAGGCCACGGAAGCGATCATGCCGCCAATGCGGGCGGCCAGCTTGTAGCCGTTGTAGTCGTCGCCGGTGGCGTTCAGGGCACCGTTGACGCAATAGTGCATCTTCTCGTCATTGAAGGCTGCGGCGTGGGTCGTGCGGGTGTCGAACTCAACACCCTTATTCTCGGCAACGCAGCCCATCAGGTAGCCGCCGCCAGTAAAGGTGCGGGTGATGTAAGCCTGCACCAGGGCATGGACGGCCGCGTCGTCAGTGTCCACACAGATAACATTGCCGCGCACAGCGTCGAAGGCGTCCAGGGACGCGCTGTAACTTGCGGCGTTCGTGGTGGGCTGGGTGCCCTTGGTCATGGCCGACTGGGTAACAGTAGCCATAACGCCGGAGCCTGCGGCGGTTGCCTTGGCGATAAAGTCCTTGGTGGCCGCGTTGATGGCAGCGGCCAGGCCCGCGGGTTCCTTCTTGTCGGCCGCAAACGTCACCTTCAAAAACTCGGTCGTGCCCTCGTAAATGATGCACTCGCGGTCGTCGCCGGTCAGGCTGTCGCGGATGGATACAGTAAAAGCCCGGTCGCCAACATAGGCGCCGGTAATGGTCACAACGTCGGCCTTCGCATCGTCTTTCAGGGTAATGGTGGGCGCGGTGCCGCCGGTGCCGCAGCGGACAAAATAGCCGCTGGAAATACCGCCGGAAAACATTTCGGTGATAAGGTCCTCAGTGTTGCCGCTGCCAAATACCGCGTTCACGTTGGTAGACGGGTCAAATGCAACGGCTTTGTTCAGGGGACCCCAGTTGGCGCGAATGATGCCCATGCCGACGCCGTTCAGGGCGCCAGCCAGTTCACCGCCGCCAACGCTATAACGCCGGTGGTAAACGCCCGGGCGGGTCTTGGTTTCGCCCACAGAATAAGTGCCAGCCATATTATTTCACCTCCCTGTTTGCAAACTCGGTGATGATGGCCCTTGCCTCCTCAACGGTGGCAGTCTTCTTGCCAGCCATGCGCAGGGCAGCGGTGGCAACGTCCGGCGAAACGCCAAACTTTTCCGGGGCTGCTGCGATAAGCTCGGCCGCGGTATAGGTGGCCGCCGTCTCTGCGGGCGCGGCAGCCGTGGTTTTTGCTTCTGCCATAATAGCCTCCTTTTACGGGTTGTAGTTGTAATTCGTGTTGATGTGGTTCAGCTTGTGGGCGAACTTCGGCCGCCTCAAAATTCCCCAGCGGATGGCAAGGCGCATCTGCCCAGCCGTGAGCGGGTCCAGGCTCCCGTCCACCTCCAAACCGCGTATGAACATGGGGGAGGTGTCCAGCATTTCGACTTCTCCGCGGGTTGCAAGCTCGTCCGCAAGGGCTTTGAGCCAGCGCTGGCGGCCTGCATAGGTCGGCGCGATCAGGTGGCCAACCAGAACGCCTTCCATCCAAATAACGGTGTTGGTTTCCTGTGCCCGGTGGTAGTTCGCAAGGCGGAAATAAGCTGCCGGGTGCTCGTCCGACGGCTCGGTATACTCGCCCATGCGGTCGCTCCCGATCACGGTCACAGCGTCGCTCCACCTGTTCGTGAAGGCGTTCATTGCCAGGATGGGGTCCGGGTCGGTGGTTTCCTGCTGCGGCAGCGCGTACAGGTCAAACGTCACAGTCACACCAATAACGCGGGCGCTCTTGTCAAGCTGCTTCGTGGCCTCGAAAGTTTCACTTGTGACCCATGCCAAGCTGTACGGGGGCTGTTCCTGCGGCGCCATAATAACGTCGCACAGGGCAGCCCGGATGCTGGGCTCTACGGCCTCCGGCGCGGTCCCGCTGTCCAGGCACCAAACATCAAGGTAAATATTCCCGGCGGTCTGGCGCTCGGGGTTCGCTCTCGTGTCGATGGCGTAGGAAATACGCGGGTACTGTTCGGCCCCAGCCCAGCCCGGATCCGTGTCGGTCGGTGCCGGGCCAAAGAAAACAGCCGGTGCCCCGTTGTGGGACGCCAGCTGTTCAGCGGCGGCGGATTCTGCGATCCGCTTATAGATAAGTTCTTCAAGCGTCATGCTGTTCTCCCTCGGTCTGGATGGTCTTCATGTCGGAGCTCCAGGAAACTTCCCAAAGCCCTTCCGTGACCTCGTCTGCCGCGATCAGAAAGTAGTTGCACACGTTCCGAATACCCGGAAAATAAAGGCAGCGGATTTCCCCGCCGGTCACGGCGGTAACAATGCCGTTCTTTGCCTCGTTCCAGTCTGCATACTTGGCGCGGATCAGGTCGCCGGGGTGGATGGCGGTTGTATCAATCGCCGCGGATGTGGTTTCTTTCATAAGGCCCATGGGCTCGCCCTCCTCTTAGGTGTATTTTTCTTCAAAAATAGCCTTCACCTCGGGGAAGGCCTTCTGCTTGATTTCCTCCGCATAGGGGCGCGGGGAAATTTTGCTGGTTCCATCTTCCAGGAACGGCGCATACTTCACATCTGTGCGGATGCCGGGTGTGTAGTGCTTGGCGCTCTGGACGATTTCGCTTTTGGCAAGCGGCCGGAAGCTCCGGCGGAGGTCGCCGGTGCGAAGGGCGGGCGGCTCACCGGGGGCGGATGCCGTATAGGTCTTGTTGCTCGCAGGCTTGCGGTACACCTTGCCGCTGCGCTTCGGGTTGTTCGACAGCACACTAAGTTCGTGCTTCCGAATAACGTGTGCGGCGCGTTCGGCACGGCTCGCCACCTGTTTTTCTATGTCCTGCACAAAGCCTTGGACAGCACCAGAAATATCAATTTCCATTGTGCGTGTCCTCCCTCTGCTGAACATAATAGAGCGTATAAAGGCCCAGGTTTCCCAGCGGGTCCACGCCTTCAACGTAGTACGCCCGGTTTTCCAAAATAAGTCGGTCGCCGTCTTTGGCCTTCGGCTTGCCGCGCTGCACGATCTGGTGTGTCACCGGGTGCGCGTTCTGGCTGAATCTCTCGATTACCTCCGGGGAAGCGTCCGAAAGAACGCCGCGGAGAAGCTGGCGGCTCTCCGTGTCGTACTTTGTAGCTGCCCGCCCGGTCGTGCTCTTTTCCGCCATAAGCGGCTCGATCACGAAGTCCTTGTAAAGGTTCCCAGGTCTAAGGTAATACATGGCCGCCGCCTCCTCTGCCGCCGGTCCCGTGGTTTTCCATCATACCAGCATAGAAATAATGCTGGCCGCCGATGGCTGCCGGGTTTGCTACCGGGGCGGAAGCGTTCACATCTGCCTTTAAGTCAGAATAGAGCTTCTTCCAGTAGTCCAGGCGGTCGCTCAACGAAAGATTCAGCTCGCCGACTTTGGTGTCCACCTCATAGGAAAAGCGGCGCAGGATGCTTTCCACGCAGGCCAGCTTTGCGCGCTTCCAGCGGGGATAGGCTTCAATGACGGCTTTATATTCCTGGTCGCTCAACGCACAGGTTTCCACGCCGCCCTCCACCATCGTGTCCCCCAGCTCGAAACGCATCTGGTCAAGGCCGTGTTCAGCGATTTTGCCCGCATCGTAGGTGTATGTGAGCTGTGCCAATCAGCTCACCCCCTCGGAGCCGCCCTCCGGAGCCTCCTGCGCGGCCTTTGCGGCCTCGTCTTCCAGGAATACGCCGCGTTCCTTGGCAGCCGCCTTGACGCTCTTGCGGCTGTCGCAGGCGTTCACCAGGATAAGGACGCTCTGGTCCTCAACCTCGGAAATGGTCGCCACGGCGTCCTCGGCCCGCTGCTGCAAAATGCACACAGCCTGGACAACGGCGTCCGGGGTGGCGTCAAGCTCTACCACGCCGCCCTCCGCAGTGATGGGGAGGGCCAGCGCTTCAACTTTGCCCACTTCGAGCTCCTGGCACTCGGCAATAATGCCCATGTCCTGCATTGCCCTTGCGCGGCCGGGCTGGATCATTTCAGCCTCCACAACGTCGCCCGGGCGGTACTTCACGCCGCCAAAGGTCGCCATTTTCAGACAGGTGTACTTCATGGCAGCCTCCTTAGACGCACTCTTTCAGGAAGATTGCCAGGTCGTCAGAAGTCTTCTTCATGTCGGAAGCGCACAGGCCTTCGATAAACTCCGCATGGGTGCCGTTTTCACCCTCGTACTGGTCAAAGGCGACAGAAGCGCCGTTGCCCAGCATATCCCAGGTGAAAATGTAGCCTGCGGAAGGCTCGTCGATCTGCGGGGTCGGGGTGGCGTAGCACAGAAGTGCAGCCTTGGGGTCGCAAATGAACTCCATGCTCTCCTTCTGGCCCAGGCCTGCGGAGTTGTAGGTAGATTCCAGGACCTTCACCTGCTCAACGCCGAAAAGCTGCGCCAGCACGTTGGGCGTAACGATGGCGGGGTTCGCGGTGGTGCCGGTGTACTTCACGCTCTCCTTGACGAAGGGGTTGTTTTTCAGGGCGTTGTAAGCCTGGATGCCCAGCGCCAGGCGGTTCGGGGTACGGCGGCCCTGGCGCTTGATCTCGGTGCGCAGGTCGTCGAAGAAGCCGATGGGGTCAAAAGAAGTGTCGTTGAACTTCACGAACTCCTTAGAGCCGCTGCCGTTGGTGGTGCCGGTCAGCTCGTTTGCCCAGACGCCAGCATGGAAGAAGTTCTTTGCGAAAAGAATGTCCTGGTGGAGAAGCATCTGTTCAGTGGCGGTGCGGACCTTGGCGCGGCGGGGGTCGTTCACGCCGGGGGCGCGGCTGCGCTGGTAGTTCAGGGCGGCGATCTGGTCAATGCCAAGGATGATCTGGTCAACGTGGCACTTGTAGGTGTTGTCGTCCTGGCCCATCACAGCAGGGTCAACCTTGCCGAAAGCGGGCTTAGGCTGCACGTTGTCGCGGGCCAGATCTTCCTTGCTGAACGTGTAGTAGTAGGAAGCGGACAGCTGCACCGGGCAGACCGGGAAAATGCTGTGTGCCACATAGTCTTCCGGCTTCTGGAAGTAAGCCATGGACATATTGGTCAGGTAGTTGTTGGGCTGCCAGCCTTTGGCGATCTCGGCCGCAATGCCCGCGGTGGTGTTTCTGGTGTTGCTCATTGTTTATCTCTCCTTCCTTTAGCCCGCCTTCGGCACAAAGCCGCTCTTGGTGATCTGGATGTGGATAATCTGGCCCGCGGTGGTCGCGCTCTCCATGGCATAGCCAACGATGAACTTTTCCGCCACAGCCTTCACGGCGCAGCCGTTGGCGTCACTTGCCAGCGGGTCGCCAGCGGTAACGGCCGCGCCAACCTGGACCAGGGTGCGGTCCTTGATCTGCACGGTCACGCCCTCGCCTGCCGCCACCTTGTTCTCGGTGTCAGGCAGCAGGATGCCCACAGCGGCGGCGCCCTCGGTAGCCAGGGAAACGCCGTTCTCGCCCAGGGTGACGAAGTGATTCTTGCCGTTCTCGATGGCCGCAGCAGCAGGCGCGGCCAGGTACGGGCTGGAATTGGTTGCAGTACCGATCATGCTCATACTCTTTTCCTCCTCTCTTTAGCGGCCGTTCTCGTACTCATGGACAAGCTCGGGGTTCTGCTGGCAAGCCTGGTCGATGGCCTCGTAATAGCCCATGGTGGGGGCAGACTTGCGGATCTCCTCGGCCCGCTTCTCGATCTGGCTCCATGCGTCGTCTGCGCCGGTCGTGGCGTGGCTGTGGTCGCCGCCGCGCTTGCCAATCTCGGAAAATGCGCCGGACTTCTGCACAGCTTCCAGGTTTGCGTCCAGGACGCCGATCATGTCGTTGTAGGCGGTGCCGCCTGCGTCTTTCAGGGATTTCAGCACGGGGACAAGCTCCTCGGGCTTCTTGCCCAGAAGCTCGTACTTCTTGGCAACGGTCAGCAGCTCGCGGTTTTCCGCATCCTGGCGGAACTTGCGCAGCTCTGCGATCTCCTTTGCCACTTCGGGATGGATGCCCTTGTAAATATCCTCCTCGCCGCCCGCGGTGTTATCTGCGGGGGTGGCAGGGGCGGACTTCTCAACGCCTGCGGGCGTGGCGGGCGCTGCCTGGGCCGGAATACCGGCCTTCTTCTCGATTGCTTCCAGCTGCGCCACTTCCTCGGGGGACAGCTTGCTCTTGTCGATTTCCATGTCAAATGCTCCTTTCTGCACGGGTTCTTCCTCCTGCTGCGGTTCAGCGGGAGGCGTCGGGTCGGTGCCCTCTTTCGGGGGCTCCGGCGGTGTATCTTTGGTCGTGGGCTTCGGCTCCGCCTTGGAGATCATCTCGTCCAGACGGGCGCGGGCTGCTTTGGCGTTCTCGATTCTGTCGGGTGTCAGAGGCGCGGGGGCTGCCTTTTCCAACTTCACGGGAATGCCGCCGGACCATTTCGGGATTGCCGCTTCGGTCGCCGCTGCGAACTCTGCGCAGCTCTGGGCCATGAGGGCCTTTTTGTCCTCGGCTGTAATGTCGGCATTTGCCACAATGCCGCACAGGCTGTCATTCAGGGCGTAACAGTAATCCCAGATCTCTTCTGTGGTCTGGCGCATCCGGCGGCGGGCCATAGCGTCGCCAAAGGTGGGGACGTCCGCGTTCTTGGAAACTTCCTCAACGGCCGCAGCTGCCTGCGCATCGGTGGCGCCGATGCTCTTGGCAATGGCGTGAACAATCCGCTTCAAAATAGATTCCTCGGGCGGGGTGTCCTCCTTGGGCTGAACGGCGGGCGCTTCCCCTTCCGCAGGCTTGCTCTTGTACAGGGCAATACTCGCGCCAGGGTTCGCGCCGTTGTCCACGAAGTCCACTTTCTTGATTTTCAGGTTTTTAAGTTTGGTTGCCATTTGCGTTTCCTCCTTTCTTTGAAGATTTTTATAAACAACAAAGCCTCGGCGGGCGCCGAGGCTTTGGTTTATCGGTATTTAGTTCTCGGGCTCCTCGTCGTCCACTTCCTCGCGGACGGCCTCGCCCTCAATGGAAAACATGGGATAGGTGCCGTCTTTGACCTTCTCCCAAACCTCGTCGTCTGTCACCTTAAAGCCAATCCACCAGCCTTCCGGGACAACGCCCTCTGGGATGCCCATAGCGGCCATTTTTTCCTTGGTGAAAATTACGCTCTCCACCAGGACGGCACAGCCGCCGCGCTCGTGCATTTCGCCGCCCTCGCGGTAGAACTGCACAAAGTTATAGGCAGCCTGTTCCAGTTCGTCAGGCTCGATGATGTCCTCGTAGTAGTCCGTCACGGTGTCGCCTGCGGCCGTGGCCGCCACGCTGGCCCAGCCAAAGGCCAGGCGCTTTTCGTCAACGGATTTCTGGATCTTGAAGGTGCCAGCAATGCGACCGTTCGGCTCTTTGCCGGACGGCTTCTTGCCGGTGAGTGCTTCGCTAAAAGTAACCATGGCTTTCTCCTTATTCGCTGAATTTGCAGAATTTTTTCAAAAATCAGCGTAAATTTCAGCGTATTTCGTTTTTTAAGCGTAAATCATTCGGAATTTACGCGGGGATAGCAAAGCCCGGCGGCCTCGCCATACCTCTTGCGATACCATTCGTGAAGATCTGCCGTGCTGCGGATCACCTGGGCAATGTAGTTGCCGCCTTCCACGATTTTGTAGGTTTCGCGCCGGAAGCGCTCAATGGTCAGCTTTTCAAACTGCCAGGCTCCGGGCGCGTAGCCCTCCGAAGTGAACGTGAAGGCGTCCTCTCCGTCCTCCGTCACCTCGCCGGGGATCTCGTGGCCGTGCTCCATGTCGAAGTAGCGGAAGGCCCCGTGCCAAAGGTGGCAGTTCAGGGCAAGGCCAGTGGGCTTCTTGTCGCCCGGGCGCTTGATGGTGTAAACAAGCCGTCTATTCATAGCAGATCGCCAACCTCCACAAAATCCTCAATGGGCACTCCGTTCACTTCCGTTATTCCCGCGTTGCGGAACGCTTGCAGCAGCCTGCTGCGCTCACGCTCGCCTGGGCAGCGAATCTTTTGTATGGACGTGGCCGGGATGCCCTGGCGGAACATGATTTCATTGCCGGACTGGTAATAACCCTCTTTTTGTCCTCTCACGAACTCCTCGGAGCCTTGGCGGCTGTGGAAGGTGCTTGGCTGGGTCGTTCCGAAGTTGTCCCCGGTATATGCGTACCAGTCTGTGCGGCCCAGCTCCGCTTCGTCAATAATAAGGCGATAGCCGCTGCCACAGAAAGATTTATCATATCGCACTTTCCCGTGAACATTCTTCACTCCAATTCTGGTGAAAACATTATCTGCGCCGCCGGTGCGCATATCCTGGCTTGGGCTTGCGCCGGTCAGCCTGATGCCGGAAAGGCAGCGCCGGTTTGTGCTGCGAAGGCCTCCGCTCTGAATGATAGAAACAACGCTGTCAGCGCTTCCAACGCCGCACCAAACGTAATCCGCACCCGCAGCCTTTAAGGCTTTGGCCTGCGCCGGGTCGTAATAGACGGCGTAACCATCGCATACCTTGCGCAGCTCCACGCCGTCCACCCGCTTCTGGTCAATGCCCAGGTCTTTTAGGATCTCGTCCAGCTTCTTGTCCAGGGCGTCACCGGTCAGATTTTCATACTCTGGGGCGCGGGAAGGGGCGTTCTGCCAGACAAGGCGGGACTTTATAAGGCGTTTTTCGGCCTCCACTGTCGGCGTTTCCGTCAGGTCGTCAAGGCCTGCCGTCTTCAACAGTTTTTTCATTTCCAGGGCATCAAAGCCGCCGTCTGCCGTCACCGGCACACGGGCCCGAAAAAAGCCCTGCCAGGAGTAATATTCGCCGCCCTCGTGGGTGTAGATCTGCAAGGTCTTTTCGCCATCGTGGACAGTCCTGCACTTCGTGTTTACTCCAAGGCTCAAACCGCTGGAACTGAAAAAGGCGCTCGTCTTGGAGGCTTCCTCAAATTCCAGCGCTTCGGTTGCACTGCTGGGCTTGATCGTTTTCAACGCCCGCGCCCAGGTCCCTTGCGTCAGCTTTCCGCTCACCTCGTAGACCTCGGCGCCGTCAATGTTCATCCGCCGGGCGCGAAGGACAAGGCCCTCCACGCTGCCGCGGTCGGAAGCAATGGGGATTCCCTCCTGTGTGGTCGGCACCTTCGACAGATCGGTGAAAATTTCTCCGGCACCCTTAATGCCCTTCGGGATTGCCGCCTGCGGGGCCGTGTACTGGGCTTTCGCCTTTCTGGCTGCCGCATTTGCGGCGACCTTTGCCTTCACCTCCTGGGAAAGCTCTGCGGCTTTCACGGGGTCCGTCACAGCCTGCACCAGCTGGGCCTTGCTCATTTTGCCGTAGTAGGCAACGCCCTGGCTCTTTGCAATCTGTTTCAGGTCTTGGACGGTCATTCCCTTGGCCGCCTGCGGGGTGATCTGCACAGCCGCAAGGGGCTGCTTCGCAACGGCCGCGACCTCGTCTGCCCAAACAAAAGAAGCCTTCGTGCCGGTGCGTTCCGTCAGAAGGCTTTCGTAAAACGTGCGGTAAGTTTCGCGGAGGGTGCTTTTGCGCTCCACGATCTCGTCCAGCAGCTTTTCCGCCTCTTTTCCTTGGCCGTGTAGAGCCTCGGCATAGGGGCGGAAGATCTCGCGGTATTCTTTATCTGGGATGCTCTCAACCCGCTTTATATACGGCAAAGTGTCTTGGAGGTTCAGGTCTATATCTTCCTCCGCAAACCGGCGGAAAAGGGTGTCGTAGACCGGCTCCGTTTCGCCGTATGCGCTGTTCGGGTGGTATGTGTAGCTCATTACATGGCTTTTGGCGTCGCCCATGTAGCGGAAGGCCTGCTCTTTGTCAATGCCAACGATTCGGCCCTCCTGGTCTGTCAGGAAGTTTTCGCCGTGGGCATCGAAGTTGCCCAGAAGCCAGTCCGTGACGTGCTCGCGCTGGATCTGCGCCGTCACCTCCGGCGGAAGGTCGGAAGCCGCGCCAAGCTGCCAGGCTTCAAGGTCGATTCCTCCGGCGGAGGTCTTTACCTTCTCCTGGAAAGCTCCAAACTTTCCGTCAATAGTGCCAACGCCCACCGGGACGGCCGTGTCCGGGTCCACGATGGACTGCACCTTGTAGCCCGCCTCCTGCGCATAGGCCCGGAACGGCTCATACTGCCCGCCCTTGCTCTGGGCAGGCTTAAAATACCACTCCCAGCCGTTGGCGTCGGTGTAATCGTACATCTTGCCAGTGTTGCCCAGGTGGACGGGGCCGTTTGAGGTCATGCCATCCGGCACTTTCAAGCTGCCCGCCACAAAGGCCTGGCCTTCGTCCTCTGCCCTTTCGCTCGGGTCTGGCAAATTACCCAGCCATGGCTGGATAACGTCCTGTGCGGGCTGCTGGGGCAGAAAGACGGGCGGTTCCTTCTCCTCGAAGTATTCGGCGCACCGGCAGCGCGGATGCACCGGCGGGTGTGGGCCCATCTTGAAGGCCATTTTTGTTGTGCCGATGTGGTAACTTCCCTCGGCGTCGGTTTCGGTGCCGTTCAGGGCGCTGCACACCGGGCAGACATCTTCATCGTCGGCGGTCGCAAAAACATACACACCCTTCCCAAGGTAGCCTTGCGCCTGGGCTTGGGCCGCGCCCTCACGATACCCGGCGCAGTACGCTGCGGCGTTCTCGGTGATGGCAATGGTATAGGCTCTCTGCCGGAGCTGTTTATCGGCGTACTTATAGGCCTGCTCCCTGGCCTTCTTGGTGGCCGCATCCGCTTTCACGCCGTTGTCAAGGAGGCTTTTCTTAACGCTGGCGTAATATTTCAGGTTTGCGGCCGCCTGGGGCTCTGTCAGGCCGATAAGCGGCCGGATCGCCCGGGAAAGCTCGTCCACCGTGAACTGGCCCTTTGTGCTGGCCTCGATCATGGCGCGCATGGCATCCCGGGTTTCATCGTTTATTTTCGTTACCCACTCGGCGCCGTGGTCTTTGATCCAGGCCGTCATGGCGTCGCTCATGGGGTCAAAAACCCATCCGCCGGAAGCCGACGCCGCCAGGGCATCGGCTCCGGCTTTGGCTGCCTGCTGCCAGATGGGTTCAAGGTGGCTTTTCACAAAGAGGGAGTAATCTTGCTGCCACGCTTGGAGGGTCGCTTCGTCAAGGTAGCCGTTCATAATGGCTTCACGAAGTTCTTTGTAGGTGATGGCGTTGCTCTGGGCCTTCCAAAAGTTGTGAAGGAAGTACATCGGCTCACTGGAAGCCGAGTTCAGGTAGTCGTTCAGCTTTTTAAGGGCGTTTTTCCCTGCTTTCGACTTCTTGGGCTTGGATTTTGCCACGAAGTCGTGGGGCGTCGGCGCCCGCGCCTTGCGAATACTAAACATTTTAGTCCCTCCCCAGGTCCTTTCTCGCCTTTTCTACCGCCTCCGGGTCTTCTTCCGGCTCCTCGTCGTCAAGGCCGCCCATCTTGTCGCCGGTGTCTTTCTTCGGCTTCTGGGTGGTTCTCACCTTGCCCGGCTCCCGGTCCTCGCCCGGCATCGGCACATAGTCGTCAAGCCGCTTCGGCAGCCCGGCGGCTTCCCGGATGTAGTCTTCCACGCCCTCGTCGGGCACCAGGAGGCCGGAGGTCGTGACGTTCTTCAAGTAGTTGCCCAGCTTGTCCAGGTCCACGTCCTCCACGTCGCCGTGGGTAAGGTGCGGGTAGTCAGTAAGACCCGCGAAGTGCTCACCGTTCATTTTCATAAGATCGGGAATCGCCTTGTTGTTGAACTGCTCGCAGATCACGTCCAGGAAAGCTTCGATTGCCATAGAAAAAATATGCGTTTTGTTGTCGCTCAACGCAAAGGAGCCGGTCTGCTGGTGGCCCAGCAGAACAAAATCCGCCATAACTGTCATGGCGATTCGGGTGTCGTAGCGGTCAATAACCTTGTTCGTGTCAAACTGCCGGTCGCCGCCGCTGCTTAAAAGTTCCAGCTTCCAGCCGGACGGAAGCACCAGGCCTTCCAGGTGGTCCCGGCGGATGTTCTGGACGATGGCCTGGGCATTGTTCAGGATTGCGACCATTTCCGGGTCGTTCTGGTCCCAAATGTCCGTGCCTTCCGGCGCGGTAAGCACAGGAAAGCCCGCAAGGTCGCGTTCAATGCCAATGCCTTCAATTTCTTGGATTCTCCGTTTGAAATACCAGGAACGGTAGGCGTTGCGCAGGATGCTGCGGCCTTCCGGGTTGCCCTTGCTGCTCTCCGTGCGGAAGAAAAGCAGCTTTTCCGCCGGAATCGTGATAAGCTCAAAATTCGGCGGTGGCATCTGGGTCATGGCGATAAGGTTGTCGTTCTCGTCATACTCCCATTGGTAAAGGCTCTCTTGGGAACGGATGGGAAGTTTCATCCAGCCGACCAAGCTGTCGTTGTACTTGCTGTTCAGGCGCGGGTCCCGGCTGCTGCCGCACCGGCGCTTGTAAACGATCTCGTGGGCAGACCAGCCGAAAGTCAGGAAGGACAAAATTTCGCTGATCGTGTCCGTCCAGGTGTCTTGCATATCGGCCATACATTCCAGCACGAAGTCCGCGGCTTCCTGGTCTTTCTCGGAAGCACCGCCGGGGGCCACGTTCCAGTCAACTTGCCGGATCAGCATCTTTATTGCGTACAGAATGGCGCCCACAAGGTCGTCATTTGCCGCCATTTCGCTATATGCTGCCATGCCGCGGCGGCCGCGCAGCTCCGGCAAAAATTCTTCGTAGAAGACGCCGCCATAGCGTTTCTGGCCTATGCGGCCGACTTCTCCTTTTCGGGTTGTCACGCGTTTTCCTCCTTCTGTTTATCTCCGCCAATAGCTGTCTTTGGAAAGCAACGCTTCTGCCTTTGGCGGGCTCTTTGTGGGCTTGTCCATCAAGTACAAAATAGCCTGCACAAGTGCGTCTATATCGTCCTTGTATTCGCCCTTGGGGAACATCAATAGATCCTGGATGGTGTCATGCACCCAGGGCGCCGTTTCCGGCTTCGGGAAATGAATATTCCCGGCTTCAAAGTAGGGCGTAACGGAAAGAGCACGTTCTTGCTTGCTGCCCTTCGGGTTGAACTCCACCATGCCAGGAATCTGCTTTTTCAACAGGTCAACGATTGCGGGGCCGTTGGCCTTGTTCTCTATAACCTTCGCCCTGGCCTTCGGCCATTTGCCCGTCAGGGTGCGCACGGCCGCCACGCTCTCGGTAAAGGTCATTTTTTCGTTTACCAGGTCCCAAATGTAAATGTCTGCGCCGCTCCGGCCCACAATGTAGCCCGCCACCTTGGCGCTGCCTTCGCTCTTGGTGAAGGCCATATCCCAGGACTGGATAAGCATACTTTGGTGGGGTGCCGCTTTGGGGTCGAAGAAGTTTTGCAGCCATTCGCGCTTAAAAATCAGGCCGTCCGCCGGGGCGGGGGTCTGTTCATACTGGCCCGCGTACTGCAAGGAGCCCATGGACTTTTTAAGGCTTGCCAGGGTTTCTCTGTCGAAACGCTGCGGGTTCAGGATGTCGCCTTCCTCGCGGATCACCTCGCGGCCGCTCACCGGGAAGGTGATTATTGTGCGCTGCGGTGCCTCCGCCGGGAGGCAAAGGTGTGTATAGCCAAGGTCCTCGGCCAAAATATGGCCGGTCAGGTCCTTTTCGTGAAGGCGCTGCATCACAATAATAAAAGCGCCCGTCTTCGGGTCGTTCAAACGGGATTGCAGGGTGTTTTTGAAGAAGGCTATGGTTGCTTCTCTCTCGGTTTCGCTGTTGGCTTGTAAGGGGTTCTGCGGGTCGTCCAGGATGATGCAGTCGCCGCCTTCGCCGGTCAGCGCGCCGCCGACAGAGGTTGAAAACATCAAGCCCTGGTGCGTGTTCTTAAACTCGTTTTGCCGGTTCACGTCGTCCTTTAGGCTGAATCGGTCCCCCCAGTTGGCCGTATACCATGGGGATTGTATGATGTCCCGAGTCAAAACATTGTGCTTGCGGCTCAAACTGTCGGAATAGCTAACCTTTATGAATCGCCGTTCCGGGTGTTTCACCCACGTCCAGGCCGGATAGCACACTGTAATTTCCAGGGACTTCATGTGGCGGGGCGGCATATTTACGATCAGGCGCGTTATCTGGCCGCGGTTCACCGCTTCCAAATATTCACCGATACAGTCTATATGCCAGTTGTCAATAAACGTCGTGCCGGGCTCAATGACGGGCCAGGCCTGGCGGATGAACTCGGGGAGGTTCCGTTCCGCCTGTTCCCGGCGGACCTGTCGGAGAAGCGCCGCTGGGTCAACCCGGGCTAGATTTTTCCAGTAGTCCGGCAAGCTGGCTCAATTCCTCGTCAGAAAGGTCGGAAAGGTCTGCGCGCTGGGTGCTCTCCACTTCCAGGGCGCCGCCATGGGTAACGGTGCGGTTCTCCGTGGGCTCTCCCCGGCTCAACCGCTCCACTTTTACGCCAATATCAACCATACGAACAACGGCGTTTGCGTCCACGTCCTCGTCCGCCAGGGTCAACAGGCGGTGGGTGGCTTTGCGTAACATCTGTTCCGCAATGGCCGCGTGTTTCTCGTGCATCTTCACGATGTTGGCCGTGTTCTTGGCCGCCACGCAGTCCAAAATATAGTTGTCGTACTCCTCCGCCCTGGCTACCCAGTCAAACTTTGCGGACATGGGTTCCAAGCTCTTGCGGGTAACTCCCAGCTGTTCGGCCAGGCCGCGAATGCTGCGGCGGACTGTAAAGTCCGGCCGGACAATCTCGCCGGGCTTCTTCGGCTTCTCCAAATACCGCATATCGCGGTAAGCGCAGAAGCACTCATACTGCCGGGCAGTTTCGCCGGGCAGCTTTTCCCAGGGGTCCCGCTGTCCCGTGTGCGCCATGGTCTTTCCTCCTTTCTGGCAAAAAGTAAGGCCCGGGATTGCTCCCGAGCCTCCTGCGCTGTTATTCGTCCCCGGTATCTTCTCCGAGAATTTCTTTTAATAGGGCCGTGTTGTCGTACTGGTCGGCTTCCTCTGCGGTTTCCGGCGTTCCGATAATCTCCGCGGCCTTCTCCGGGTCGCCCTTGGCGAAAACCAGGACTTTTTCATGGTTCACGCCAAGTTTGCCCGCTCCGGCTTTCAGATAGTCGTTTATGTCCTCTGTGTATTCCTGCGGGTCTTCCGTGCGGAAAGCCGCGCTTTGGGCAGGGTCGCCGTTGCAGAATACAAGGACGTTCTGGTGGTCTTTGCCCATCTTCCGGCTGTGTTCAAACTGTTTGCCCACGCGGATTGCCAGCCCTCCGGCCGTGTTTACCAGAATAGCCTCGTTGTAAAGTTTCAGGCCAACGTCCTGGAAGGCGTCGATGGTGTCAGAAATGAAATTGCGGTAAAAGCCCTTCTTGTCCCGAAGGTCGCTCACCACAATAACGGCAAAGCTGTCAGGTTTCAGCATAGCGGTTGCCCGGCGGATCACATTGCGGTAAAGCTGCAAGAACTCGGGGTAATCCTTGTTTGAAAGGTCCTCGTTTGAAAGGTCCTCGGGCTTGTCGCTGTACACTTCAAGATCCGCGTAGGGCGGACAAGTGAAAAAGAGGTCATATTCTCCCGGCGCCAGCTCGTCAATGTGGGAACTGTCGCCGTTTATCCAGGTGGGCGGTATCACCTCGGGCGCATCGTCCAGGACGCTAATGTGGGAGATTTCTTCCCAGTTGTTCACGTTGGCCTCAATCTGGCGGCTGCTTAAATCGCAGCCGGTGTATTTCCGGCCGGTAAGGGCCGCCACCACGCCGCGGACGCTGCCGCCTGCAAAGGGGTCAATAATCGCGCCGCCCTGCGGGCAAAACCAGCGGTATGCCAGCTCACAGAGGACCGGGTCAAAAATGGAAGTGGCGCTGTACGCCATGGCATCCGGGAAAAGCTCTGCGAACTCCTCCCAGCTTATTTTCTGCCCGATTTTCTCCTCATAGGCGTTCTTGGCCTTATAGGCACCCGGCGGCTGGCTGCTTATGTTATAAGTCAAGCCCGCCTTCGTGTTGTCGTCGTCAGCACCGCGGCCGACTTCGGAACGAATACCGAGGCGCTTCCAAGCCTTCTTCCTCTCGGCCCATACGCCGCCTCTGGAATCCAGGACGGTGAAGGGCGGAATAAGGAATCTTTCGCCCAGGGTCAGGCGCGCGGCCTGCTCCTCGGCTTCCCTGTCGGGCTGGCTGCCCGCGATCATGTCCTCGATCTGCTCCGTCGTAAAGCCGGACAACTCCGGGTCCAGGTCGTCGGTGTTCTCTTTGAGCTCGGCCAGAATCCCGGCTATGGCGTCCTGGTCCAGGACAGCAAGCTCGGCGATTCGGTTGTCTGCGACAAGGTCCGCCATTTCGGCGCTGTCGTTGTCGTAGTCCTGCCACTCAATGGGGGCATACTGGCTGCCCGCCTCGTAGCCCGCAAGGCGTCTGGCGTGGCCGCGTACAATGTAGCCGCTGTGCCTGCTCACGGTGATGGGGGCTCGCCACCCCTGTTCCCCGATTATGCGGGCCAGCATCTTCACTTGTGCCTCCGGGTGCCTGTTGGGGTTCCGGGGGTTCGGTTTCAGGCTGTCGATCTCCACGATCTCGTCATACGCACAGTATACTTTGAAGCCGTCAGGCGTTACCTCGCGGGGGGGGGTGCCGTTATAGGGTTTTTCATTCATCCTCAAGCCTCCATGCTAGTATTATATATCTTTCAAAGTGCCCTGTCAGTGCCCAATTTGTGCACCCTGGTGCACGTTAGGCAGCCTTTACGGCGTCGATGCCGAAAAACAAGGCGGTAAGCGGCTGAATCGCTGCATTGATGTCCTTGTACACGGTGCGCCGCTCAATGCCAAAAGTGCCCGCGATTTCCTGTACACTTTTTTTCGGCTCCCGGATGTAGGTTTCCATGACCACCTCGTAGCGCCTCACGTCCTCCTCTGTGCCGTTCTGCTGGCACCAAACGCGGTAAAGCTCCAACATCTTCTCAATGTGGGCCAGAATAATCAACGTGCGCTCCTGGCTGCGCTTGATGCTCTCAATATAAAGGCTGTCGTCCCGGGTGTAGCTTTCCAGGCCGTCCAGGATGCTTGCTGCGCTCTCTTTCTCCTTGGCCTGCTTGGCGTTGTAGATGGCGCCTGCGGTGTGCCGCTTCAAAAGCCGGTAGTTTTTCAGCAGGAGCCGGGTGTTATGGAGGCGCCGGTCGGTGCGCTCCTTGGCCTCCTTCTGGTGCTCCTCCTCAATGTGTGCGGCTGCTGTGCTCACGCCTGCGGCAACGCCGGTGCGGATCGCGGTCTGCATAAGGGCCTGGCCCATGTTGGCAATACGGGTGCCTAGGGCGCCCATGTTCTCGCGGCTGTTCATTCTGCATCGTCCTTTCTTCTCGGGCACCAGTCCGGGGACTGGCGGTTTCCTCTGGTCGGAATGTGGCGGGCTCCTCCGTCTTCGTACCCTTCGGCCGTCCATCCAATGGCACAGTCTTTCCGGGTACCTCTCTGGCCCTCCTGGGTCTTAATACAGTTCTCGCACTCTGCGCAGTGCGGCGTGGGGCGGTCTTTTGGGTGTTTGAGCGCATCCGGCAAGGCCTGGGCTGGTTCTCCGCCTATCACGGCGCGGATCTCCTCGCTGTCTTTGATCCACAGCGGAACGCCTGCCCTTCGTGCTGCGGCTGCCAGTTCTTCCAGCCAGCCTTCTTCCGGGGTGATCTTCCCTGCCCGGTGGCCGGTTTCGGCTCCTGCAATGATCCAGTCAACCTTCCGGGCGGCGTCCTCGTCGGCAATGCCCAGGGGTTTGAGCATGGGTTCATAGCTCACGAAGGTGTGGTGGTATTCGCTCCACCAAAACCAGTTATCCGGGCCGGTGATGCTGCTGCCATACCAGAAGTTCGGAAGCTTGGGCAGCTTTCCCGCCGCTGCTAGGGTCTGGTAACGGCCGGGGCTCTTGGTCAGGAATAAGTAATTGTGCTGGGGTGCCGCCTTGCAGGCTTCAAAAACCGCCTCGATCCATTCTTCGGGAATCCAGTTTCCGAAAAGGTCCGCCATGCTGCAAACGAAAATATTCGCAGGCTTCTTTTTCTTCGCCGGGTCTCCCAGGCGGTATTTGTGGAAGGTCGGGGCAAATCCGGCCGGGAACGGAAGAACGGCGCCGTTGTAGTTCTTGAAAGGCTGTTCCAGAATGTAAAGCCCGGCGGTTTCCGTTTTAAGCTGCTCGTTCGTCATGTTCAGGCGGGTGTTCCCGGAAAATCGGGTGGCCTGGCGGCGGGCGTAGCAGTATTCACAGCCAAAATTGCAGCCGGTGACGGGGTTCCATGAAAAATCGCACCAGTCGATGGCACTTTTATTCATCATTTCGGATTACTCCTTTCATGACGCCGTAGGAAATAAGCTCGGTCAAAAGTTCCTCTGTCTTTTTGGCCTTCTCCGCTTCCTCTGTGTGTTCTATCAGCCAAGCCTTATACGCAAAATTCGCAAGCTGTGCCTTTGTGTGTATGTTGTCGGCGTGGGCATCTGCGGCATTTGCCGCCATTTTCAATGCGTCTGCCAGGTCTCCGGCGTTGCAGTATTCACGGTAGTATCTCTGCGTGCCGGTCTCCTGGTATCGTTCCAGAGCGCTTTCCGATTTATTTCGCCAGCTCTCTGAAAGCGTCTCAAGCTCTGCTTTCGTCATGCTTACGCCCTCCTTTGGCAAGGTCCGGGTTGTCAAAAACGTTTCCCACAACTTCGTCCAGGCCTGTGATCTGGACAGAATACCACGGGTGTTCTACCGAAAAGGCTCGGAAAGCAGCCCACTTTTTGTCGTATCTCACCACGGCCAAACCAACGGGCTGGGTCGTTCTGTGGCAAATCTTCAAAATATCGCCCTCGAAAATGTCCTGGATACGTTTGTCCCGGATGCCGGTAGCCTGTCCCACAGTTTCAGGGTTCACGCGGCCATATTTGCCCACAACGTTTTTGCCGGGGCGGATAATACAGATTCCCTTGCTGTCAACGTTCAGGTTCCCGCTGGCCCATTCGCCGCTTTTCAGCTTCCCGCGGAAAAGAATCCGGCGCGGCAGCTCCCGGGTTTCAGGCTCGCGGCTCTCTTTTGCCGCCAGGCCGAAAAAATCAAAGCCTTCCATTTATCTGTACTCCTTCCCGGTCGCCTTGTCGCGCAGCGGTATGCGGCCGATGATTTCAAAGCCTGCAAGCTCGGCCGTCTGGCGAAGAATCGGCACCAGGGCCGAAACCACAACAAGGCGGGCGGCATCCAGCCGCTTTTCCTCCCTGCGCATATTCTCCCAGGCCGTGCCGGGTGTGGGGTCGCTGTAATGTTCGCTGTTTCTGCCCATGTCCATGCGTGGGTTCTCCTTTTCATCGCTCATTCATCAATCACCGCCTTGTTTCAACGGCTCGAACTTGCTCCATGCAATCGGCGGCCAGAAACGGCCGTCGTTGTAGGTGATGCAGAACGGGACCTCCGGGGTGTCGGTGTATTCTGTGCGGGTGTGGTAGTTGCCGTAGGCGTCCACGGTCAAAACCGGGTGTTCCAGGGGTGGCAGGGCCTTTTTGACGTCCATCCATACGCCAGCGGGCAGGGTTTCAAATTCTTCCACGGTCATGCGGCGGAAGTCAGGCGCGGGCCCGTCCAGAAGGCGGAAGCCCTCATGGCCCGGTTTTGGCTTCTTATACGGCCAGTGCGGGAAGCGCTCGTGGAGGTCGATTGTCCAAGCCTTAAAAATGGATTCTTTCTCGATCATGGGCGTGCCTTCTCTCAAATGTTCAGGTGAAGCGGCTGGCCTGTCGCAAGCTGCCGATGGATAAACTCTCTTTCAAGGCAGTTGTTCACCATGACCAGAGCTTGCAGTTCACCGGGCAAAATCTTTCCGTCAATGTAAAGCCGTTCCATTTCCGGCCGCCGTGCGTGGAGCTCTCGAAGGGCTGCTTCTGCGTTCTCCCATTCGGTCAGGTCGTACAGCTCTCCGAGTGCCTTGTCAAATTCGCTTTTTTCGGGCATTGTCGCCGCCTCCTTCAAGTCAAAATGCAAACAAAAAACGGAAAGGCAAGAATCTGCAAAAAGTCCGCGTTCCCGGTTTTCAGGATGCAGGCAACGGCCACAGCAGCAGATGCCAGCCAGGCGGCAGCCTTCCAAATACCTTCACTACTCATTTTTTCTTCTCCCATTCCCTGTTCCAGGCTTTCACAGTCGGCGCATAGTGGCCGCACGAAACGCATATAACGCCGTGCAGGCTGCCAAGCCAGGCAAGAATCCGGGGTGTTGTGCAGCCGTAGGGCTTCCCGTGCGCCAGGAAGTTGCTTCCGCATTTCGGGCAGGGGTGGACAAGAACGGTTTTCTTTTTCATGTGTGTTCCTTTCTCTTGTACTGCGCGTTCCACGCCTCCACGCTCTCCGCATGGAATTTGCACAGCGCACAGAAGATTTCTTTCGGACCGCCGTCTGTGGGCGTTGCCTCAATAATCAGCGGGCTGCCACACTTCGGGCAGGGCGTCGGCATAATAGGCCGTTTTTTCATGTGTGTTCCTCTTTCTGTTCGTTCAGGCGGCAAAGCCAGCGTTCCATTTTCGGCTCCGCGTACTCGCCGCACTCGCTCATAAACTCGTGGTAGTTCTGCGGGTCTTGCTCTGTAAGGGCATCAATGGAGTTCATAACGTCGCCGATTTCCTTTTTCAGGTCCTCCCAGCACTCTTCTAAGGTCTTCGGTGTCTGGTTCTTTCCGTCAATTTTGCGGCGCAGTTTCGAGGCAGCCGCGGAAGCCTCTGCAAGCTCTTCCGCAAGCTGGCCCAAAATTTCAGGTTTCGGCAGAATGTCGGAAACCTTCTTTCTCGGGTAAATCCTGTTAAGCGTGGCCTTCACCTGTTCCTGGAGCTCCTTGTGGCACTCGCCAGGGCCCACAACATAGCACCAGCTTTGCGGCGGCCTGTTAAGCTGCAAGCCATAATTCCCGCAGCAGTTCCCGTTTGCGGGTCGCTCAATGTGCATTGCGCAGCCGCCATTGTTGCACCAGCGCAGGGCGTTTTCACAGCGAAGATGAAAGGCTGCCAGGTCAAGCGGCGTTTCATACGTCTTCAACTCGGTAATGTGCCAGGCGTAACCCTTGCCGTGTGTGTATTTCCAGATCTGGTCCCGGTCCATGCAGGCCTGGGCTTCCAGGTCGTCCGGCGCATGGTTAAGCGGGGCGATTTCATACACGCGATCACAGGTAAACTCCCCGATAACGGTTCCGTCCAGCCGCAGCAGGCTTCCGTCTGGCTCCATCCGAAATCCGGCGTTTTGTCCTTTTGTGCAGTAAATGAAGCACTTAAAGGGCCGCCCCCGGAAGTCTTTCGGAAAGTTCTTGCGGATTTCCATGGTCTTTTCTCCGCGGAAAATCTTTTGGCACCACTCTGGGCGAATGCTCAAAAGAACGGCGGTTTCCTCCATGCTCATTTCTTTTCCTCCCACGGCAGCTTCGGGAGCGGCATCCAAATGGGGACCGCCTCCGGGTTTTCCTTGGCGTACTGCAAGGACGTGGCGACCGCACAGTGGGCACCAGCGTGGGCAATCAGAACGCGGCCGCAGCAGTCGCCGTCTTCTTCCTTCGGGGGTTCCTCTGCTGTGTAGCGCCAGCGCTGGGCGTCCTGGGCTGCTGCCGTCGGAGTGTTTTCCACAACGCAAACAAGCTGCTCCAACTCGTTTTCCATGTCCGGGTTATACCAGCCGCCCAGGATTTCCGGGGCAAGGTCGCGGATTCTCTGAATAACGTCCTCCGCATAGATCATACGTTTTTCGCTCATTTTGTAATCTCCTCCGGCGGCATCGGCATCCAGCCCACCACGGGGCAGTCGATCTTGTTGTTGTAAACGTCGTCCGGGTTGAAGTGGCGGTATTCCCACCAGCCTTCCGGGATTCGGTAGTCGTCCCGTTCCTCGTCGTATGTTCCCCAATCGGGAAGATCTTCCCAATTCCATTCGCTGTCCTGGGAGAAAACATTGCCGTCCTCGTAGTGCGCCGTTGTAATGCCCAGATAGTCATTACGCCGGTACAAAACCAGCACTTCGGTTTCGACCTTTGGAGGGTCCTTGTCGGGGTCACGCCAGGCCGGAATCATCCTCTCCGGGTCAATCACTGGCAGTTTTTTCAACTCCTCGATTTCGTCCTCTGCCGCCTCCTCGACCGTCAGGACTTCCGTTGCGCCTTCCAGATCTTTCAGTTCCTTTTTGAGATCTTCCAGGAGCGGGCCAATATCAGCGATTCTTCTTTCAGCCATTTTCTTTTCCTCCGAATCCATCCCAGCCCATCGGGCTGCCATAAAGTGGGCAAAGCGGTCCTTTGTTGCCTTTGTTGAAGATGCAGCTTTCGCAGCAGCCCACCTTCCGGCGCTTCTCGCAGTAAAGCCGAATGGTTTCCGCGGCCGCCATGGCCTCCTGGTCTTCGTCCGCTCGGTCCCTCCCCTTCCCGCCGGTTGTCAATTCGTCCAGCGCATCAACAACGTGCATAACGGCTTCGGCTGCTTCATGGTAGCCTTGCAGCTCGTAGCCTCCGGCAGCGCCAAGAAGAAGGCGGCGGAAGGAATCGGCTCCAACAAATACGTTCTCGCTCATTTTCGTTCCTCCCGTGCCTTCCGAAGGCACTTCATTTTGTAGGCAGTTGCCTGGTAGCCCTGCCAGCGGTCGGAAAACCATTGCTGCCAGATCGCGCAGCCTGGGAAGGTCTTGCGGTCTCCACCTTTGCCCACAGTAATGCTCGTGCAGCCAGCGGAGGCGCATTTAAGGCAAGGGCTGTCCGCCGGGCGTGGGAGGTTGTCTGTGCTGCTCATTGTGTGTTCTCTCCTTTCGCCTTATTTCCGACCTCTGCGGGCCTTCGGGGGCTCGCTGTTCATGGGCTGGTATCTGTTCTTATTTTCGTTCCATTCAAGCGCCACAGGGGCCTCGCAGTTCAGGCAAGGCATATCAAATGCGGCATCCTGGATGTTCGTGTGGTAGCGGTAAGCGCTGCCGCACTCGCACCAGATCTTGACCTGGCGCATATTTTTGAGCTCCGTTTTCCCGCCGCACTCCCGGCAGTAGCACGAAGAAATAGGCGTTTTTGCACAGAAGCCGCGTTCCTGGCCGCACTTCTCGCAGCGCACATACAAGAAACCGGTAAACTTTGCCGCTGCGGGCGGCTCCGGGGCCCTGTGGGCGCTTTCGGCGGGCGGCGTGGGTTTTGCCTTTGCGGGAATGTCCGGCCGCTGTACAACGCGCTCCTTCGGCGGCGCGGGGCTCTGGAAAACTTTCGGCGCATAAGGCAGCTTGCCCACCACGTCCTTCAAGGAATCCTCCACAGCCTTTGCCACTGTCTTTTCCAGCGGTTCTTCCTGCTTCTGCCGGGCGGCCGCTGCCTCCTTCTTTTTCAGTTCGCCGAGGATCTCCACGGCCAGGTCGTCCAGCGTTTCCCGCTCTGCGGCCGTGTGGCCCGGGTCGCCAAATGCGGCGCCTGCTTCATAGCAGGCCCGGCGCAGGACGCGCAGTTCTTCAACGTTGAAGGCTTCAAAACGTACTTTTTCCATGTGTTTCTCCTTAAAGCCAGGCTTCCACAATGCTGTCGTCCGGTGCTGCCGGAAGGCGGCTCATTTCGGCCGGAATTGCCTTTCGTAAATCTTCCAGGGTATCTTCCAGGACCATGTATTGGGTGCTCGCCGGGACGCTCATGTCCCAAAGGCGGGCAACATAGCGCCGCGGGTAGTCGTCCTGGTTTGCCGTCACGATAATAACGGGGATCGCGGCCTGCTCCGTCAGCTTCGCATACTCGAAGCGGGCTAAATAAATATCGTCACTCATTCCAGAACTCCTTCCAGCTTTTCAATGGTTTCCAGGTACGGCAGTCCGGTGCGGCCGCCGAGGTGAACTTCCCAGGCCGGAAGAAAATCTTCCGGGGCCGCGCTTGCCATGGGCGGCGGCGTCCAGGTCTGGCCGTAGGCCGTCACGGTGGGCGGTGTGCGTTTCCGCTTGGCCGTTTCCTTCTGGGACGCCCATGCTGTCCTTGCAACCCGCCAGAAGGGCCACGGAACGGCGAAGAAGCGGCGAAGGTTGAAGCTGACCAGGATCATGCCCACCGCTTTGTCGGTCGTCCAGGCGTCCAGGAAGGCCGCCTGGTGGGGCTGTACCGCGTCAAAATCAATTCGGCCGGTGTGGGTCTGCTTCGCCTCCACCGCAACAGGGGTGCCATTGTAGCGTCCCAGGAAGTCAACGCAAGATTTATGTTCCACCTTGCAGCTCTTGATCTGGCCGGTGCTGTCGCGTATCGGTAGGAACTCGGTCGGAACTTTGTAGACCACAGCCTTGCCGCTGCGGGTGTATAGGTCGTTCACCTGGATAACGAAGTCTTCAAAATCACGGCCGCGGTTTGCGAATGTGTTGTAACCTCTCATGCTGTCCTCCCTGGGCTTTAATTTTCTTCTGCCACTCACAGAGGGGGCAGACGTAGGATTTACCGCCGCCTTTTGTTATGCGGCTCACGTTCCAGCGGTTCCCACAGGTCTTACAGATCCGGTAGCACCGGCCATTCTCTGCGCTCATTTTGCCCTCCACGAAGGGCCGTCAAGGGGAACTGCAAGGCACATTTCCCGGAGGCGGTCAATCATCTTCTGGGCGTTCCGTTCGCTGCATCCGGCCGGGGTCATGCTCCGGGTCAGTTCTTCGGTGCCGCAGTTGGTCGTCACGATCACCGGCATATAGGCTTCATAGCGGGCGTTTACAATGGTGAAGATCATGGATGAAGTCCACTCCGTCGCGGCCTCGCTGCCCAGGTCGTCAATAATCAGCAGCGGGGTTTCGGTGTAGAGCTTCAAAATATCCGCCTCGTCGCCCTGGCCGTTGTAGGTCCGGCGCACGTTTGCCAGAAGGTCGATCATGGTCATGCACAGCGCCGGGGTGCCGTTTCGGATCAGCTCGTTTGCCACGGCTGCGGCCAGATGCGTTTTGCCGGTGCCATAGCCGCCCACCAAGAAAAGGCCGTTGCGCTCCTGCTGCGGCGGAACCGCCTCGCCGTCCTTGCCCTTGCTGGGAAGCATCTGCGCTTTGAAGGCTGCCGCATACTCCTTGCAGGCGGTATAGGCCTTCTGGTTCTCCGGCGTCACCTGGAAGCGGTCAAAGGTCCGGTTCTGGAATCGGGCGCCCATGCCGCTGTCGCCCAGCAGCCGGTTTATACGCCGGTTGAAGGCTGCGGCGGCCTCTGCCGCCGCCTTTGCCTCCTCTGCGGCTTTGTTCTTGGCTTCCGCCCTCTCCCAGTAGGCTTTCGCCCTGGGGCAGTCGCAGCGCTCCGGCTGCGAATCCCAGCCAAAAACGCGGGTCTTAGAAATGGCCGGAAGGAGGAAGCCTCTGTATTGCAGGGTTTTGCCGCAAAATTTACAGTGTTCCGGCTCCGGGGCCGGTTTGTCCATCTTGTAGCCGCGGCGGGTCGCCTCGTCTGCCAGGATGGAGGTTTCACGCGGTGTGGAATCCTGCGAGGTCCTGGGTTGCCGGGACTGCGTCCCGTTGGCGATCATATCGCCCAGCTTTTCCATTTCGTGCTTCCTCCTTTGTCCATTTATCTGCATCCACGGCCGCGTCCAGGTCCTTCACACCCTTGTCCCTATACCGGGCCAGAACACCACGGACGTATTTCCAGTTCGGGGCTTTGTTCCTCTGGGCGATCTCCATTGCGTGGATCACCACGTCGGCGCCGAAGTCCGCGACCGCCTGGGTCAGGTCTTCAAGCTCCCAGCGCGGCGGCGTTGGGTTGATGTTGTTCAAATAAAACTGTCCAGCCCGGGCCAGTTCCGGGTCTGTTCGTGGTTCCGCTTTCTGCGGCGGCTGCGGGGCCACGACAAGCGGTTTTTGTGCTGGCGCAGGAACTTTGTTTGCTTCTTCCCGGGCGGCCTCTGCGGCCTTCTCTGCCCGCTTCCGCTCTTTGAATCTCCGTTGTCGCTCTCGCGCCGCTTCCCGGCGGGCCTCCGCTTCTATCTGGCCTGTGTTTTCCGCCCAGTCATGGAGCCGGAAGCCGTCCGGCGTATGGTCTATGTAACCGGCATCCACCAGGGCCGCCAGAAAGTCGGCCGGTTCGCCCGCCCACCCGGAAACCTCTGCGATCTCCGTTGGTGTCAATCCCACCAGGCTGCCGTTCTTTGCGTTGTTTGCGGCCCAAACCCAAAGCATTGTGAGGTGGCCGACTGCCTGGGCGACGCCTATCCCCAGCAGGCCTTTAAGGCGCAGCGTTTTTCGGTGCGTCAAGGTCCCCTGTTCAATTTTTACCCCGGCCATGTCGTCCTCCATCGTGAAAAATTAACAAACGTACACTTCCGCGCCCGTAAGCCGCTGGATCTCGCGCTTCATTTCGGCTTCGTCCGAATTTTCCGCCGAAAGGTGCACCAGGTAAATTTGTTTCAGGCGCGAAAGGTCGCTGGCCTCCAAAAATTCAACCAGGTGTTGGAGGCTCATGTGGCTGTGCATCAGCCGGGCAGCGCGTACTGTTGGCAGCACGTCTTCCACAAGGTTTTCTTGCACCCTCTCCCGGGTGTAGTTGCACTCGCCCAAAATGTGGGTAATGCCGGAAAACCTATATTTCAGGTAATAGGTATCTGTGAAATAAAGCAGCTTTTCGCCGGTTGCGGTCGATTCCAGCAGGAAACCTTGTGAATCCGGCGCGTCGTGCTCCACATCGAAGGGCAAAACCAGAAAGGTGCCCACGGTAAACTGTTCAAGCGGCCGCGTAACGTGCAGCCTGTGGCCTTCCAGGCGGCAGGCATCAATGGTGCCCTGACCGGTGTAAACGTCCACGCCGTAGCGCAGAAGGGCGCCTGCTGCCTTGCTGTGGTCCCCGTGGCAGTGCGTAATAAAGCAGCCTTTCAGCTCTCGCACACGGAAGCCGCATCCTATCTGGATTGCCTTTAAGGAAATACCAGCGTCAAGCAGCAGCGGAGTTTTGCCATCGGAGATCCAATAGGCGTTGCCGCTGCTGCCGCTGGCAATGGGCCGAATGTCCACTTAAAAATCCGGCTCCGCAACGTCCCACTGTGCCGGGGCTGCCTTCCGGCCGGTGGGCTGTGCTGCGGATGCCGCCTGGGGTTCCAGAACTTCGCCGGTGCGGCCGTCAATCTGGATCGTTTTCTTGGGCTCCGGCAGGCTGGCGGGTGCTGCGGGCTGCGGGGCGCTGGTGTCGATCAGAACGGTGTTGGCCTGCTCCTGGATCTCGGCCTCTGCCTGGATCTCCGCATAGGCAACTTCTCTGGCCTTCATTACGCGGTAATCTTCATCCAGCTTTTCAGGGTCGCGGACGATGTGCTTTGCGCTGAAAACCTCGCGGATCAGTGTCTTGCGGCACATTTCATCCAGCCAGCCTTCCACGGTGGTGTCTTCCTTCTTGCCGGTTTCCTTGTTGTAGACCTGCTTCGTGCCTCCCCAGAACTCGGCACTTGCATACTTGGGCATACGCTTCCGAATGGCAGCCATGGGCATAATAATAAGCTCGTTCTGGGTCGGGTCATCATATTCAAGGTAGCCAAAGCCGCCCACAATGTCGCCGCGGTCAAAGGGGTTCACGACCTCGAACTCGTAGGAAGCGACCGGGTGGCGGCTGTCCTTCGGGTGCGGAGTGAACTTGTCGTTGCTGTAAACAAGCTCGACCGTGTCCGACTTGGGCGGGCGCTGCGCGTATTTCAGGGCAACATAGCGAATGCCGTTATAGCCAGGCATCAGGGTCACGTCATACAGATTCGTTCTGTTGTTCTTGTAGGGAATTGGGAACAACATATTTTCGCACTGCATATCCAGGCCCATGCGGGCATAGCGCACCAGGTCCATTGCCAGGTCTTGGAGGTTGACGAACTTCCACGTTACGGGGAGGGTTTCATCATACTTGTGGTCACGGTTCTTCGCGTTCTTTGCCACACGGTTTTCCTCCGCCGTAGCCAGAGCGCGGTCGATCTGAATAAAATAGCCCTGGATAAGGCGGCGCTGGAAGTCCGTTACTTCCACCTGGCTGCCGGTGCTGTTGGCGAACTGGGCCAGCACCTTTTTGGTGAAGCGGGTGCCGATGCTCTCGGTGACGGTTTCTGCCACCTCGTTTTCGGCTGCGGGGGTCATTGCTGCGTTGTTCTCTGTGTTCATGTGTGTTCCTCCATTTTTATTTCTTGTTGGCCGCGTAGAAGTCTACGGGCGGCAGCTTTACGGATTTTGCAAGCTCGTCCGCCATCTGTGCAGCCGCCGGGTCCTGTTTTGCCAGGCTGGCGGCAATGTGGCGGTGGAGCATAATCAACATGGCGGTGTCCGCCATCGGGTAAGGCCCCAGGGCTTCCGCAATACAGTTGAAGTAGTGTGCAAAGCCTTCCAGAAGCACCCGCAGGCCTTCTTCCGGCTTGTGCTGCTCCATGGTCAGCTCAACGGCCCGGGGCAGATACAGCGAAGTTTCCGGGGCCGCCTTCGGCTCCTCCGGCTTCTTCCAGGGCGGGCGGAACGGAAAATTATTTTTCATGTGCGTTCTCCTCTTTGTCGTTCAGGACATCAAAAACCGTTACCTGGTTCGGGTCCGGCATTTCCCGAAGGGCCTTCATGCGGCAAACGTGGCCGATGCCGTTCCTTACGCCCTCTTTGCTGGTCAGCAGGCCACCACAGCGGCGGCAGCGGCAGGCCTGGATCATAAATGTGCCGGGCTCCCGGTCCTTGTCTGTGGCGCTCATTTCTTCCCTCCCGGAATCGGAATCACAATCGTGGCGGTGTGCCGCAAAATGTCGTCTTCCAGCTCCGGGCCGTTCGCGGGCATAACGTCGCGGATGCCGTCGTGAACAGACTTCGTAGCTGCAAGGAACATAGGCGCATCCGAGCCCGGAAAGGTCTGGATAAGGTTCTTGAACTGCTGGCCGTAGAAATTCAAGCCCTGCTGCATCGTGCTTTCGGCTGATTCGGCCCCTTCCTCGTAAACCTTCCGCATAAAAGATTCGTTCATTCGTCTACCTCCACGCGCAGGCTCTCGTCTTCTGCGCTCACGACCAGGCGGATCACCTGGGAATCAACAGGGAGAAGCTCGGTCACGCTCTCGGCGTTATCTACCACAATCGGCAGCCGGACGCCGTAATGGTGGGAAAGCGTGGCGATAATTTCCAGGCCAGCGTTTACCACGGCTGCCTTGTTGGCGGTGGAATACGGCACCATGGCGCCGCCCTCACCGGGCACAAGAACTTCGCAGCAGTCAGCAAGGCCGCCGTTCGTCTGTTCCCGGAAAAGCTGGAAACTCACGGACTTAAACTTGCTGTTGATGCGCTCGGTCAGCAGGGCCACTTTGGTTTTTACGAAGACTTCACAGAGGTAAACGCCCTGTTCGGTCTTCTCGTACTCCGCAGCCAGGCTCTTTTCCTCGGCTTCAAGTTCTGCAATGCGCTGGCGCTGGCGTTCTGTGGCCGCCGTCTGGCTCTGCATATAGCGGATCTGGCGGCAGTTGTTCATGGCTGCCTGCTGGCGCTCGTTCACCTCACGAAGGGCCGTGCTCTGTTTCTGCTCGGCCGCCTCGATCTGGCCGGAAATCGTCTGGATGGTCTTCGCAATAGCCTGGCCGCGCTCGGTTTCGGAGAAGTCCAGGCGGGGCGGCTCTGCCCGGATGGCCTCTTTGCGGGCGGAATAAATTTCATCGGCGCGGGCGGTGGCCGCCGCTGCTTTTTCTTCGAGGGCCGCAATGTCCTGTTCAAGCTGGGCAATGGCTTCCTTGCTGGCTTCTTTTTTGCCCTTGGCGTTGATGGCTTCCAGCTTGGCGGACCTGCGCTGGAGGAAGTCTGCGCGGAGCTCCTCCACCTTTTCTTCCGGCAAGGCTTGGCCGCAGGTCGGGCAGATCTCGCGGTGCTCGTCCCAGGTTTCGGCCGCTGCCTCTTTGTACTCGGCCAGGATTTCGGCCCGGCGGGCCTTCATGTGTTCCAGGTCCACTTTTTTGCGCCGGGCGTCTGCGGTAGCGTTGGCAGCCTCCGTCTTGGCCTCCAAAAGCTCGTTTTCCGCCTTTTCCTGGGCCTTGCGGTGCTCGGCTCGGGCCTCGCTGCCTTCCTCGATGTATGCGGCTTTCGCTGCTGCATAGTCCGCCTTGGCGTTTGCCAGGGAACTGCGGAGCTCGGAAGTGTCACCGGCCAGAATCGCCCGCTTCTCCTCGGCGATCTTGGCCTCCTCGGCCTCTGCTGCGGCCAGCTTGTCCGCCAGGTCTTCGGCCGCCGGGAGGTCTTTGTCAATGGCACGGGTCGCCTCGTCAATGCGGTTCGGGATGGCCTCGATCTTCTTGTTCAGGTCGGTTTTCTTGGCGGCTGCGATCTTGCGGTACTCGTCCACCTTATAAAGTTTGGTCGCACTGCCAGGCATTTTAAGGAACTCGGGCAACTCTTTGAGCTCCGGGGTGCTGTCGATCACGTCGGCGTCGGAAACGTCGCCGCAAATGTCCAAAAGGATCTCCCGGCGCTTCTGCCAGTCCATAACGGAGGGGAAGTAGTCGGGCATGGTCAGCAGCTTCATGGTTTCCTCGCCGCCGCAATACTCCTGGACGGCCGCCGTGTACTCTTTTTCTTTGCAGGGAACGCCGTTAATCTGATAGTCAATGGTATTCCCGGAATACTCCTCGGCCGCGCTGCCGCGCTTGCGCTTCCAAACCTCGTGGAAAGTCTTTTTCAGGATCACGGTCTGGCCGTCGTCCAGCCGGAAGGTGCCGGTTGCGCTGTGTTCCAGGTTGTGCAAGTCGCCGTTGGGGCCCTTCGTCTTGGGGTCCCAGTTCTTTGCCCATGTGCTCGGCTTGCCGAAAAGCAGCCAGGTGATAGCGTTGAAGATGGTGGTCTTGCCGCTGGCGTTCCGGCCGTAAATGCTGGCGCTGTGGCCGTCCAGCTGGATTTCCTCATGCTTCAAGCCCTGGAAGTTTTCAAGGCTCAACGTCAAAAGCTCCATTGTGTGTCCTCCTTGATTTTGCGTAAAAGACGTGATAAACTGTTGGTGTGTGTTCTGGGGTCGTCAATTTTTGGCGGCCCTTCTCTTTATTGTCCAGGCTGAAAACGCGGCCTCGCGGATGTACTCCGCGGCAAGCTGCGCCATATAGCCGGGCTGCTCTCTGCATCCGTCATACCCGCAGAACTCTGCGATATGGCGGATTTTTCTTTTGGCCTTCTCCCAGGCTTCCGACCATGCGGAATCGCTCACAGGGTGGCCGAGAATCGCGCTGGTGCGCTTCCGGGTTTCTTCCTCGCTCATAAGCCGCACCGCTCCATGAAATAGCTACGGGGAACGCGTCCGCGGGGCACTTCGTAACCCTTGGCGCGGAGCTCATTGTTAAACTTCTGGATGGTGTGGTAAGCGGTGGACTTGGAAACGCTCAAAATTTCCATTGCTTCGTCAACGCGCACCATTTTGGAAGGCTCCCGGGTGGTTTTCTTACTTCTTGCCATTGCAGGCCTCTCCTTTCAGGTTCTTTTTGATCCAAAGCTGCATTGCCTCTGCTGCCGTCGCTACGTTCTTCATGTACGCCAGGATCTCGCCCATCTGCACATCCTCGCCGGGGTCCACGCGGCCGTCCTGGGCAATGGAAATAATAGCGGCGCTGATTTTGTCGGTGCCCTGCAAGGCGGCAAGTGCCTGCATCATAACGCGGTCGAACTCCTGCACGGCACAGGGCTTCACGTTCTGGCGGCCAATCGGGCAGCACATCGAGCAATAGTAGTTCAAGAGCTGCGGAGCGTCGTAAGTGTCAGCCAGCAGCAGCACTTCTTCCGGCGTCGGGTTTGCGCTGCCCAGCTCCACGCGGGCCATGCGGGAGCGGTCAATGCCTGTTTCGTCTGCCGCGCCCTCGCGGCTTGCAAGCCGGTCATTGACCTTTGAGGCCTCCATTCGTGCCAAATAGAAAGGGCTGTCGGCCGCTTTCGTGGCAAATTTACTCATTTATTCAAACCTCTTTTCATGGTAAAATTTAGGTAGACGGCCACGGCCAATTTGCCGGGGCAAATATCCGGCCTTCCTGCCGGGCCAGCGCCCGGAGATCCTTTCTGGCCCGGTTTATGCTCACGGTGTTGTCCCAGGCGTAATAGTTGCCGTCCGGGGCTAAGATGTGCCGCTTGCACTTGCCGTTGCACCGGTCAATTATGGCCTGGTAGCTGAAATAGTTTGCCTTTGCAGCCTGGCGGGCGCTGGAATAACATTCCAGCAGTTCACCGGCGGCGCTGAATTTCAGCACCGGCCGCCGGGTGCTGTCCGCTCCCGTCATGCGGCCTATTTCCTCCGGGGTACGAAGAACCAGGTTCCAAATGGAGTTGTCTGCCGGGTTTCCGTTCTTGTGAAAAATCGCCATCCCGGGCGGAACTGGCCCCAGGAAGGTTTCTGCTACGACCTTTGCGGCGGAAATTTCTTTCCGGTGTCCTTCCAGATCCGTGAGGTGTACAAAGCGTTTTGCACTGTCCCTGGCCTTCCCACAGGGCTTTTTCTTGTACTGCGTCATAATGTCCCGGCCGCCGTCCTTACGCTTCCGGCCGCGCCAGAAGACATTTGCAATGCGGCCCATGTCGCTTGCCTGGTACTTGCCGCCATAGCCGGGCACGTCCCGCCAGGTTTCACTTACGGCCACTGGTCTTCCTCCTTCCAACGGTCTTCTTCCGGGCGGTTCCGCCGGTCCTTGCAGTCTGCGTACCGGGCGGCGGAAACCATGCCCAGCGCGAAGAAACCGCCACAGGCGCCAGCTACCAGGCCGCCAGCAAACAAAAGAATCATTCCTTGCGCTCTCCTTTCTTTGCGCCTTTGTGGGCCTCGCTCTGGCTTTTCTCGTGTTTGCGCTTGTGAACATTCACCATGCCCATAACGGCGTCCGTGAGCTCCCGGGTCTGCAAGCCAAACTCTCCGGAAGTCAGCTTAATAAACCGCTTGCGGTTCATTTTCACGCTTTTGCTCATGCTCTGCCGCCTCCTTTTCCCCTGCTTTTTCCTCTGCCCGGCGGCCCCGCTCGTCCTGGATGTCCTGGGCAACGTGCTTGGTAAACACCTTTCCGAAAGCCTCCGCAGCCTCCTGCGGGTCTGCGTCCTCCTTGGTCACGGCCGCGATCAGGCCGGAAGCTGCCCGAAACAAAAACATGATTGCCTCATGCGGGTTTCCCGCAACGTCGCCGGTCATTTCAAAAGAAATGCTCTCGCCCTTGTCCACAATGCGGATGCTGTCAAATTCTTTCATGCGTATTCCTCCGGGGCCCCTCTGGACCTCCAAACGCCATAGCTCAAAGGCTCAAAGCCTGCGGCCCGGCGCTGCTTGTTGTATTTCTTCAAAGCTTCCAGGTCGTCGTCCAGGTTCCGCGGCTTCGGCTGTGCAGCCTCCGCGGCCAGCCTGGCCCGCTCTGCCTCGTTCGCCTTGCGAACGGATTCCCTGTTGTGGCCCACGCGGCAGACGGCGCAGCGCTTTGTATTGCCCGGCACGTCAACCATAACCGTGCCGCAGTCCACGCATTTCACCGTTGTGTGAAACATGGTCAGCCCGCCTTCCGCTTCGTGCTGGGCTTCACGGTGCCCTTCTGGGCCTTGTGGATCTTGCGCTGCTGCTTTTCCCAGTCGTTCACAACAAAGCTCATGCGGCCCAGGGCCAGCGCGCTCAAGAGCAGGATCATTGCCGCAACAAAGAGGCTGCCGGAAAACTCGCCGCCCGTCTGTACGTTACCCTCGCCGCCCATCCCAAGAAATAAGCCAGCCATGCCGCAGGCAACTGCGGCGTACTGCATAATCATTGCCTTTCTACTCATGTTGCTTCCTCCTGTGGTCTTATGGTCACGCCTTCCGGGTCAACGGTAATCACCGCGCCCAGCCCGGCGGCCAGCTTCATAACGGTGCCCAGCCGGGCCCGTTCAAGTTCTGCGCCCGGCCTGGTCAGTTTGAAAACTGCCCCCATGGAAAGCCCTGCGGCTTCGCACAGCTTCGTCATGGAAAGGCCGCGCAGTATGCGGAGCTCGTCAATCGTCATTTTCCGAGCCTCCAATGTTTCCCAGCGCACCCAGCAGGCGCAGCGCATCAACCTGGGCCTTGCGGTACTTGCGGAAGTTCTTTGCACTGTTGGACGCGCCAACGGGGACGGAGTTTTCAACCTCTGCCGCCATCCGGTCCGCATAGTAAAGTGCTTCTTTGGCGGCTTCGTCGGCCTGCTTCCGCAGCATAATGGTAAGTTCTGTGGCAACGTTGTCCGGGAGGATCTTTTCCCTTGCCTTTTCCAGGGCGATTTTGTCTTCTGCGGCCTCTTTCCGCGCCTGGGCCTCCATCTGATGGGCCTTCTGTACTTCGGCTTCAAGCTCTGCAACGCGCTTTATACGGTCGTTCAGCTTGCCGATCAGGCCTTCACGGGTTTCTTCATGGGCCTTTTTCTCGGATTCCCAGCGGCCCTTCATGCTGACTGCAAAATCGTTGTCGATGTTCTCCTCGGCGTCCTCCACGCAGCCTTCAAAGGCCATTGCGCAATAGCTGTTCTCGCCCAGACCTTCCAGAATTTCCTTGATTTCGTTCAGGAAAGCCCGTTCCGTATCTTTGGAAACCCAGGCATTTTTCTGGATCAGCTGCACCGTTTTCTTCGCGCAGCCGGTGGCGTCAAACTGCAAAGCGAACTTGGAAGCCCGGTTGAGTGCCCGTTCCTGGTTGATCTCGTAAATCTTCGTCTTGTGGACTGCGCCGTTTTCCAGCGTTGCAGAAATTTCATACAAGTTCATGTGTGTTCCTCCTCTCGCTCGTCCTCAATGTTTGCTAATTGTGAACTTCGTCGGCAAAAAAATTTCGCCGACCTCCACATCAAGGAACCGAGCAATCTTGTTTGCGACCTCTGCGGGAACTCCCCGCAGGCCGGTTTCGTACTGGCAGTATGTCGAGGCGCCAATTCCAACGCCCTTCGCCACCTGTTCCTGCGTGAAGCCCTTTGCCTTTCGGACTTCCTCGATGGTTCGGTTCATCTTTTCACCTCCAAATGTTTGCTGTTTGAATTTCACAGTTTGTGAACTCCACGGCTTGATTATAACTTTGCAAACTGTGAATGTCAAGAGAAAAATTCTCTTTTTGTGAATTTTCCTTTCTGTTAGAGAACTCTGTGCTATAATATTCTCAAAGTGAGAAGGTGGTGGAAAATACGTCAACGAAAATCGGCGCCCAAATAAAACAGCTGCGCCTTGCCGCTGGCATGACCCAACGGGAACTTGCCCAGCGAATCAACGTCGGGAACACAACACTTTCCCAATACGAAAGCGGGGCCCGTGTGCCAAGCGATGAAGTCAAACTTAAAATTGCAATGGTCTTTGGTGTTTCGGTGGACTACCTTCTCGGCGCAACGGACAGCCGGGAGCCAAAAAGCAAAATGCCCGCCGCCTCTGCTGTCGCCCAGCGCCCGGCGGAGGTCGCCATAACCGGCGAACTGCATAACCTGTCAGATCGGCAGCTCGACCGGCTCATGGGGTATATCCAAGCGTTGAAAGAACTGCCGGACAGCACCACGCCGCAAAACGTGGCAATCGCGGAGAAGAACGCCTCAGAAGAGAACTCCTCCGCTGCGGGCTGATTTGGTTTCGGAAGTGAAAGGGCAAGCTGCCCAGGGAGGAAAGCATGAACACGCTAAAACGAATCTTGAAGGGCATTCTGAAATTTTGCGGAATCTGCCTTTTAATCTTTCTCGCCATGTGTGCTTATAGCATCATCAAGTACAGCGGCAAATATCGCAACAAGGCGGCCGCGTCTTCGGTTTCTGTCGTTTCAAGCGTTGCGACTTCCGAAAGCGTTTCCAGTTCTGCCGCCCCTGCTTCTTCCGAATCCTCGGAAAGTATTGCCGCCTCTCTTTCCGCTGCCGTATCGGAAGCAGAGCCCTTCATGCTCGACGCAAGCGCTCTCACAACAAGCCGCACCGGCAGAAAGGTCGAAACCCCGGGGCTTTCGCTGTCCTATGGCGAAATTGAAAGTCTCACCGTTGGCGGCGCCTGCGACGGCCAGATCGTGGTGAAGGTTCAGGCCTTCCCGGTCAGCAATTCGGAAAGCCGGGCCTTTGAATCCGTCCAGGATCTAGTCTTGAACCACGGCTTTGATGCTTGCAAGGCCATTGATTACTGGGCCGTGAATCCAACCAGCGGCAACAAGTTTTTGAGCTTCTCGCTCGATTCCACTCTCATTTCCAAAATTGCTTCCGGCTCCATCGGCGCCGAAGAAATGGCGGGCGAAGTTTCCGACCTCTGGGTTGACAGCTCCGTCGTGCAGTAAAAAGCAACGCCCACCAGACCGTCGGAAAGCGGCCTTGTGGGCGTTTTGTTTTTCTTTGTCTAGTTTTCCGCATCGGTTTGTAAAAAGCCGTGACGGGGCCTCCCTGGGGCTTCTGGCGCTTCTCTGGCAAGTTAAACGGCCGCCCTGGGCTTTATTCGCGCGCCGCGCGTTTTTGCACGCGAATTGCACGCTTTTTAGCACGAATCGCACGTTTTACACGTTTTCAATCACAAAAAGGGCCGTTTTCGCGCGTTTTCCGGCATCAAGTTCAACTTTTCGGATCGCATGAGTCGAACTCATTTTTCTGGGTTGCTGCCAAGTTGTAAGCAACTGTCAGACCATTTTCGGCACGTCACGAAAAAGGTCTGGGCCATATCTTCGTGGCGCCACGCAAACGTCCGCCTCTTAATCTAACCCATAAGCTATATATTATATTATTAAGCTATATCTAAGATAATAATATCTAAGATTAAGTTAGATAGACTAGATATACATGGATGTAAGATAGGGGTTGTTAGGGGGAAGAATACGGCAGTTTTGGCCGTTGAAAACCGTGTTGATATCATCGTTTTTTGTCGTTGTTCCGTCTTGTTTCGGTTGTTGAAAACTGCATTTTGTGGGTGGTAACGCGTTTGCAACGCGTTACCGGCTGCGTTTGTTGAAAACTTGTTGAATCTTTTTCTTTCGCTCATTCGTCAGTTTTTCAAAATGTTACCCGGTGAAGAAAATTCACTTTCAACATGAAATCTTCGTTTTCAACTTTTTATCGGTAACGCGTTTGCAACGCGTTACCTGCGTTACTTGTTGAAAACTATGTTAAAAGCTGTTGAAAAGCAGCAAAATGGAGGGGTGCTCATGTCTGCATACAAAAATCCAAAAACCGGTGAATGGTATTGCATCTTCCGTGTTACGGACTGGACCGGCAAGCGGAAGCAAATAAAGAAAAGCTGCTTTGCCCGCCGGGCGGACGCCCTAGCCTATGAACGCGAATACCTGGCGAAAAGCTCACGCACCACAAAAATGAAATTCGGTTCCCTGGTGGAGCTCTACATGGCGGATGCAAAAACCAGGCTCCGGCCCACCACCTACGAAATGAAACAATGGATCTTTGAAACGAAGATCCTTCCCTACTTCAAGGATCAGCTGGTGGATGAAGTTTCGGTTTCATCCATTCGGGCCTGGCAAAATCACCTGATCGACGCCAGGGACAAGAACGGGAAGCCGTACTCTGCCACCTACCTAAAAACCATCAATAACCAAATGAGCGCCCTGTTCCGGTTCGCCGGGAAGTATTATGGCCTGAAAGAAAATCCCGTTGCCCTGGCCGGTTCCATGGGAAAAAGCAACGCGGAAGAAATGCAGTTCTGGACGCTGGAAGAATTTCAGAAGTTCGCCGCCGGGCTGTCAGATCCCACGGCATACGCCGCGTTCAACATCTTGTTTTGGACCGGTATGCGGGAAGGCGAACTGCTGGCCCTCACTCTGGCGGATGTGGATTTTGAACGGAAGGGCATCTTTGTGCGGCACTCCTATGCCCGCCTGAACGGTGAAGATGTTATTTCAGATCCGAAAACCCGCCGTTCCAAGCGCTTCATCACCGTGCCGGACTTCCTGCTGGAAATCATTCGGGACTACGCCGCCAAGCTCTACGAATACCAGCCGGAAGAAAGGCTGTTTGAATGTACCAAATACTGGTTGAAGGAACAGTTGGAGCGCTGCTGCCAGCGCACCGGCGTGAAGGTCATTCGGGTGCACGACATACGGCACTCCCACGCTTCCCTGCTTATCAACATGGGCACGGACGCCCTTCTGGTACAGCAGCGCCTTGGGCATGAAAAGGTTTCGACTACGCTTGGCACCTACGCCCACCTATACCCAGACAGGACAAACAACGTCGCGGACCGGCTGGAAGCTCTGGCCTTCCCAGGGGAAAAGAAACCGTGATACTGGTTTGATTCTGCCTCGGGTGTTACTTTTCTGTTACTTTGGGCGCAAAAAAGCCCCACCTTCAAGCGAAAAATCTTGAAAGTGGGGCCGTTTTTATACGTTGTTCTGTTCTATTTTGTGAGGGTCTAAAAAGCCGGAAGGCAAATTTTTATTACTCGAGTTCGATCGTGGCCGGCGGCTTACCGGTGCAGTCGTAGAACACGCG